GTAGCAACAAAAAGCTACTGAAGTCTAACAACACAAAGTATTCTCCAGTCAATGTGAAATCTTTTGGTGTTGAGATTCGAATACCAAGTGCTGTGAAAAATGTAAGGCAACTCAAATTGAGGTACGACTTGATATACAAAATCATGCATCACAGCCTGCAAACTAGACAGTCCTACGACAAGCTTCTTGAGAAGATTGACTACATACTGATGCGTATGTATAAAGACAGGCTTAAAGTCGATCAAGTCAAGAACCTGTCATACGATTTCAGGAAGTACTTACTTAGTGATGAGTACCCAAATAGTATACGAGAATATTTAGAAACAGAAGATGAAGATTAAATTATGTGTGTAATTATTGTAAAACAAGACAACGACAAAGTGATCAGGCAAGATACCCTGATTGCTTCAGCAACTAAGAACCCTCATGGATTGGGTGTTCTGTGGTTGGACAAGTGGAACATTGAATACTTCAACAGCGAAGACTATCGAGTCTTGCTAACGAAGAGACCATTCATTGCCCACTTCAGATACGCAACGGTTGGTAAAGTGTCGAGAGAAAACTGCCACCCGTTCAACATCAACAAGAATGAAGTGCTGTTTCAGAACGGAACTATCTACAATCTTGGAGATGCAGACACAACAGATACAGAAGCTATGGCTGTGATACTCAGGGACATACCCAAAAAACATTGGGCAGATGTACTCGAGATGAATGACTGCAGGTTTGTAACAGCAAACCTAAAGACCAAAACATTCGAGCTGTACAACAAGCAAGATTGGGTACAACGTAATGGAATATATTACAGTAAAAAGAATGTGCTTGACTTGACGGCAATAGCTGTGTACGGAACATTGAAGAAGGATTACTCCAACTACTATGGCTACCTCAAGAGCGCAGCCTATGTGGGAAGGGGTGAAACGAAAGACAAGTACCCTCTTGTAGTTACAGGTCTACCATACCTGCTAAACAAGAAAGGTGTTGGTCACAATGTAGAGGTTGATGTGTTCCTTGTTGATTCATACACCCTGTCTAGGGTTGATGGTCTAGAGGGACACCCCAACTGGTACGAACGCAAGAAGATCAAGATTGATCTGGGTGACAATCAGTACATCAGTGCTTGGATATACTTCAACGACACTGAAGACACTGGCGTCTATCATCAAGCTTATACTCAAGAAGTTAGATCGAGCTCATACCTTGGGTACGATAGATGGAACTCTTGGGATGACATTGATGAGGTGGGTGATGACTTTGGAACTGCAAAGTATGAACCTAAACCATCTCACGAAGCTTGCTTTTGTGGGGATCAGTTGTATGACGATCCGTTCTACCCAGGCGAGAAGTACTGTATGAGTTGTGAAGACTATGTAACTGTTTAAATATAAATTAATATGAAAAATACTATTGATAACGAAGACTTCATTCCTGTTGTTAGCGAAATTGCAAGTCGCCTGACTGAAGAAAAATATGGGAGACACACGTGGATTTTTGATAAAGCAAACGACTCCTATATATACACAGACAAGGCACAGGACTTTTTCAATATCACATACGATGAGATTGAACATATATTAATAACAAATTTAAACTTAGAAATACATTTTAATTAAATAGATATGCCTAATCATGTATATAATTCTATCTCGGTTGAAGAAAAGTATGCCGAGAAGCTAGCAGAGATTGCTAAGGTGGGGCTGTGTAAATACTACAAGCCGATGCCTGATGACTTGCAGGGGACAACCAGTCCTCAGCGTATTCCTGAGACAATATCTCAGCAACAATATGATATCCTCATGGAGAAGTATGGATGTACCGATTGGTATGAGTGGGCTAATCGTGAGTGGGGTACAAAGTGGGGTGCTTATGATAACAATTCCGAGGACCGACTTTACACATTCACAACAGCGTGGTCTCCTCCTAACGATGAGATACTTTCCATGCTAATGGAGGACATACCAAGCTTCACTTACTTCTGGGAAGAAGAGCAAGGGTATGGTATGGAGTTCGAAGTAGAGGACGGAGAGGTAACAAATGTTTTCGAGTGGGACATTGCGCCATGGGAAATGGTCGAAGATGAGGATGAAATTACATTCTTGTCTGAAGACTACGAAAATTATATGGGTAAATTCAAGAAAGGATATTACCAACACTATGACCTCGAGGGTGGCTACCTTGGGGCTACATTAGAGGAAGCCAAAGACAATTTAATATCATTTAATAATTAATTATGAGTAATTTAAAATCAGCGAGAGGAAAACTCTCACAGGAACAACGTGATTTCTTAATCACAAATAGCGAAATGCCTACAACTAAGTTGAAGACAGAGTTTCGTAGAAAGTTTAATCGTAAGATTAGCGTGAATAGTTTAGCTAACTTTTATAGCCGAACCAATTCAGAGCCCACAAACTTTGATGAGCATACTACATGTAACTTCGATACGGAGTATGTGTACTTGCGTAATTCAAATGGAGATGAGGTAAAGATAGACGCACGTGTCTTCTCGAAGAACTTCCTTTCAGAAGTGGCTTCAATGAAGCAGATCCAACTACGAAGAGAGCATGACAATGCTGTTTTGTTTTGGAATAATTTAGTTCAGAGTGTATAAAAAATTTGCATATTAAAATATAAGTATTTATATTTGATGCAAACATTTGTATTCATAACGTGAGGTCCTAACCCCTCACCTCAAGGACAAAAGAGGGGTTTTTTATTTTAATCAAATGGGAAAGAGTAAAGAGTTATTTAATAAGAGAAGGGAAGAAAGTTTGCTTGATCATGTTGATGATGAGTTCTTCTATGATAAGTACAAGAGAGGTCAATCAAAAGTTATATTGAGTTCAAGTATGGTCGATCATATTTTCAATAGCCCTCCGTTTAAAATCAAATCTAATGATTGAAGATATATTTAAAAGAGCAGTCAAGTCTGTATCTGAATCCGTGGGATGTAACCGAAAGCAGTTGCTGTCTTCTTCCAGAAAGTTTTCTGATGTCGAAGCCAGGGATTTACTTTACTATGTTTGCTACTCTAACTTGCTGAAGCTCAAGCATATACAAAAGTGTATGGAAGATTACAATTGTGAAACGTCTCTGTCTACAATCAGTAGAGGTGTTAACAAAGTTGAAGGCAACAGAGATCTGCGCAGTATAGCTAAGTCAATTAAGATATGAGTGATTGTTTTTCAAGAGAATTTTTGATGCAACAAGCTAGAGATTCTTCTTATGCAACAGACATAAGTACAGAGTCAGCTGAAGCTTATATTATTAAGGGAGTTATTATCAAGAGAGATTTAGATCTGAATATAAAAATACTTAATGCAAAGAAGGGTGGAATGTTTTATAAGGAGATTACTGATGATCAGTATTTCTTTTTTGCACAACATGGATTCACACTTGGATGTATAGAAGTTGCTATGGATAATTATCGTGAGTCTCTTGACAAAGTCAAGGGGATTATACGAGAGGAAATGAGTCTGAGGAAAAACACAAAAGCACTAGCCTCAGCTAAGATAAGAAGGGAGTTTCTTATGAATAAGATAAACGACGTTCTTAAATTGAAATCTAAAATAATTAAATCACAAGTTTATGAGTAATTCAAAATCAGTTTTTGAAACATTGAACTCTATCAATGTAAACGACAAGACAGAAACCATACGTGCTGGCCAACGGCAGCTGACTTATTTGTCTTGGGCGTGGGCATGGAGCGAAGTTAAGAAAAACTATCCGAACTCTACATATACTATATATGAGAATGCAGATGGACTTAACTATCACCATGATGGCATGACAGCTTGGGTCAAGACAGGTGTTACTATTGAGGATGTTGAACACATCGAGTATCTTCCTGTCATGAACAACTACAACAAGTCTATCCCACTAGCAGAGATCACGTCATTCAATGTTAACTCGTCCATTCAGCGTAGCTTAACCAAAGCTATTGCAAGACATGGGTTGGGTCTATACATATATGCTGGAGAGGATCTTCCTGAGAGCTCAGAGCCTGAGCAGGCAACACCTGAGACGAAGATCAAGTTGTTGAAGGGAGATGATAATTGGGACAAGGTGTTAGGATATATTCAAGCTACCAAAAGTAAGATACAGTTTGAAGATATATTGAACACATTCAAAACCAAGTATCAAATATCTAATGCAACTAAGAATGCTTTAGAAAAAGTATATAACGAAGCATGACAAAGGATGTTATAGATAAGCTCCGTGATGACAAACATTACTACGGAGATTTTGGTAGAAAGTTTTTGTCCAACTCTGACATAGGTTCTTTGTTGTGGTCTCCTGATAACTTCAGGAAAAACAAAATGGAGAGCAAAGCTTTGTTGGAAGGTAGATACTTTCACACCACCATGCTTGAACCTGATAAGCTAGATACATTTTACATATCAAAAGCTAATGTTAGAAGGGGCAAGGTATGGGATGCTGAGGTCGAGGAGTTCGGTGAAAACATTTTACTTGAGAAGGAAAGGGATCACTTAGAAATGCTTGCATACAAAATGAAATCTAATTTGTATTTTTACGATCTCATTTACGATGCCAAAAATAAATACGAAGAACCCGGCATCATGGAGTTGTTTGGTGAACTATGGAAAGGCAAGGCCGATGTAGTTTCCGACGACTATATAATTGATTTGAAAACCACAAGCTCTATATCGGATTTTAGAAACAAAGTTAGCAGCTATTGTTATGATAGCCAGGCTTATATATATAGAGCAATTTTTGGTAAGCCAATGCTATTCCTTGTGGTTGACAAACGATCAGCTCGCCTAGGTCAGTTCGCTGTTTCCGAACACACCTATGATAGAGGCAGACTGAAAGTAAGCCAGGCGGTAGATGCTTATAGAAAATACTATGGGCCTAATCCGACTGAAGATATAACCAATTATTATATACATGAAGTTATTTAAAAAAATCTTTCGCAAGAAAGAGGATCAGTTTTTGTGGTTAAGAGTTCCACTTAAGTGCAAAGACCGAGAGGATTCTGAAAGAATCATCTTTGAAACAATAAAAATATTGGAACAAAAATTAATTTTAAATAAATAGAATATGTCAAAACCTAAAATTTTTGCAGACGGATTTACCTTCAAGAGACCAAAAGAAAATGCACCTGATTGGGTGGTTGGTCACGTCTCTTTGAACGCAGAGAAAGCTGTTGCTTTCATTCAATCTCATACGAAGAATGGATGGGTAAACCTAAACATCAATCGCTCACAATCTGGTAAAGATTACATCGAGCTTGACACCTTCGAGCCTAAAAAGCAGAATGCTAACGCTCAACAGAAGGTGAATATAGATTATTAGTCATTAATTTTCATTATAAAATAGACGCGTGTTAGGGTGCGAGGGGGTTTCAAATTCTTGGTTCTTTTAAAATTCCCCCTTAGCCCTATCCTTAATTAAATAATACAATTAAATTTTAACTAAGTGATAACTATATTTAAGAACATAAAGGAAACGTCCACTCCTTATTACAGGGATGTAAAGGTTGTCTTAGATAGAATAAAGAATGGGAGCTCAAAGGAAAGGGTAAAGTTAATACGACAAGAGAAAGATAAATCAAACAGAAACAAACTAAAACAGGATTTACCTGCCGTTTGTTTTTCAGGAACATTCTCAAAGAGATCGGACACAGGACTTCAGGATCACAGCGGACTTATATGTCTTGACTTTGATGGGTACAAGACCAAGAAAGATTTGATGTCAGACAAGGATCAGCTTTCTAAAAACAAGTATGTTTATTCTGTTTTTGTTTCTCCATCCGGGAATGGACTAAAGGCTTTGGTTAAAATACCAAAGGATCCTGACAATCATGTTGGATATTTCAGAGCATTGGAAGAATACTTTCAGTCTGAATACTTTGACAAAGCATGTAAGAATATTAGTCGTGTTTGTTACGAGTCTTATGATCCACTCATTCATGTCAACGAGACATCTAGTTTGTGGGACAAGATTGCTGAGCATGAGTACAGACCCATAGACAAATACAAGGAGAGACCAACCATACCTATTACAGACGAGAACAAAGTTGTTGATCGACTTATGTCTTGGTGGAAAAAGAAGTATGGTATTATAGAAGGGGAGCGAAACAACAATGTGTATGTTTTAGCTGCAGCCTTCAATGACTTCGGAGTCAATAGATCTTTGGCTGAGTATGTCATGTCGGAGTTTCAAACAAGAGACTTCCCCATGTCTGAAATAAAAACGACTATCGACTCTGCATACAGGCACACAACTAAGTTTGGTAGCAAGTATTATGAAGACGAAGAAAGAGTCTATCAGATACGCCAAAAGATTAAGAAGGGTGTGCCAAAAAAAGAGATACGTTCTCAGTTAATAGACTCCAATATTGAGGACGTTGTAGCAGACACAGTCATAAACCAAATAGAGGAAGATGAATCTTCTAAAAGGTTTTGGACTAAGAGTGATAAGGGAGTCATCAATATCGTTCACTATTTATTCAGAGAGTTTCTTGAGGACAGTGGGTTTTTTAAATACTGCCCTGAAGGAGCAAAAAGCTTTGTGTTTGTTAAGGTAACTAACAACCTTATAGATCACACCAATGAGGCTGAAATCAAAGATCATGTCCTTGATTATCTAGAGAATAAAGTAGAGGATCTGGAAGTGTACAACTTCTTTGCAGATAAAACAAGGTTTTTTAGAGAAGACTTTCTTTCTTTGTTGAGCCCGGTTAACGCATTCTTCATATCTGATGATAAGCACACAGCTTATTTGTATTACAAGAACTGCGCTGTCAAGGTGACGAAGAAGGCTGTAACTACTATTGACTATATAGATCTAGATGGATTTGTATGGAAAGACCACGTAATAGATAGGGATTTTAAAAGTTGTGAGATAACAGATTGTGACTTTCAGAAGTTTATATCTAACGTATGTGGGGGAGACGAAAAAAGAATAAAGTCAATGGAGAGTACCATAGGTTATTTGCTGCACGCATTCAAGAACCTATCTTATTCTCCTGCAGTTATACTAAATGACGAGGTTATATCTGATAACCCTGAAGGTGGGACAGGTAAGGGTATATTTATGAATGCCTTGTCTCAAATGAAGAAGGTTGTCACGATAGATGGTAAAGGGTTTACGTTTGAGAAATCGTTTGCCTATCAGCTTGTATCTGCAGACACGCAGGTGCTTGTGTTTGATGATGTTAGAAAACACTTTGACTTTGAAAGATTATTTTCTGTTGTTACGGAAGGCCTTACCCTTGAGAAGAAAAACAAAGATGCGATCAAAATCCCATTCAGTAAATCACCGAAGATCGCAATCACAACTAACTACGCTATCAAGGGTAAAGGTTCTTCTTTTGAAAGAAGGAAATGGGAGTTAGAATTTAAGCAGCACTACAGCTCTGAGCACACGCCTCTTGATGAGTTCGGCAGGTTGTTGTTTGGAGATTGGAATGATGATGAGTGGTGTGTGTTTGACAACTACATGATACGAAACCTGTCTAACTTTTTATCTACAGGTCTAGTTAAGAGTGAGTTTGTCAACCTTAAAATTAGGAAGCTATCAGCTGAAACATCCCACGAATTCATCGAGTGGTGCGGATTGACAAGAGGATCTGAAAACAATGAGAGGTTAGTTACAAACCAATATTTACTTTGCCAAGATTTATATGCAGAATTCATTCAAGAGAACACAGACTACGGGCCAAGAGGTAAGATGAGTATATCAAAGACTAAATTTTACAGGTGGCTTATAGCGTATGGGTTGTTCTTGACAGGAAGGAATCCTGAACAAAGTAAATCTTCACAAGGTAAAACTATAATGTTTATTGATGAGACGAAAGAAGAAAACCAGAAAGAACATGCCATCGACATTCCATTCTGATTTGAAATGGTGTATCGAAAATGATTGGCAAGTCTATGTTGTACCCTCTTTGGGTGGGCCTAAGATAGGTGTACGTAAAGGCGGTATATCTTCTTGTGGCAAAGATTATCATGTAGATAATAACGGCAAGACACACTACAGCTCAGAGCAACTTGGACAGAATGTATACAAGTCTCAGTCTGAGGCTGGAGTCGAGGCAGCTATATTAATGAAGAAGCTAAGAGAAAAGTATGACCGATGAAGAGATAGTACATATCGCTATGCTCAATTCATATGACGTCCTTGTCAAGAAGGATGATGTTAATCTGTTTTTAGAAACGGATGAAAGCTACTTTGCTCACGACATAAGCACCCTGATCACTAACGATGAACTTGCTGACATGATAAGTTATTGGCAAGAGTTAGAGGAATACGAGAGGTGTTCAGAACTTATAAAGTTAATGAAAGTTATATGATTAAATTTAGAGACTACCAGCAATCTATTATAGATAAAGGAACTGATATACTCAGACAGAGTAGGTTCTTATATCTAGCTATGGAGGTTAGAACAGGAAAGACTTTGACTAGCTTGGGTATAATAGATAGGGTTGGGGCAGACAACGTTCTGTTTGTTACTAAGAAGAAGGCAATAGGATCTATAGAGAGTGACTACAAGATGCTCAAACCTGGCTACAATCTTCACGTAATAAACTACGAAAGCCTGCACAAAATACCACGGGTTAGGTGGGATGCAGTTGTGTGTGATGAAGCTCACAGCATGGGTGCGTTCCCCAAGCCAAACAAGAGGGCCAAAACTATCAAAGATATAATAAATAATCATAGCCCGTTGGTAGTGCTGTTGTCGGGGACGCCTACGCCTGAATCGTACAGTCAAATGTATCATCAGGTGTACGGCATTCCTGGCAATCCTTTCAATGAGTTTACTAATTTCTATAAGTTCGCCAGGAAGTATGTGTTTGTTAAAGCCAGGATGATCAATGGGTATTCAGTCAACGATTACTCTGGCGGAAACAAATCAATCATACAAGCCATGCAACCATACACAATCTCTTACACTCAAAAGCAAGCAGGCTTTGTTGTTGATACCAAGGAGACTGTGTTGAGTGTTAAGATGTCTGATTCAACATACGATCTTGTGAAGAGACTTAGAAAGGATCTGGTGATTGATGGTGAGGAAGAAACCATTCTTGCTGAGACATCAGTCAAGCTGATGAACAAACTCCATCAACTGTACTCTGGCACAGTTAAGTTTGAAAGTGGCAACTCAATGGTTATTGATACCTCAAAAGCTGAGTTCATCAGGGACAAATTCAAAGGTAAAAAGATAGGTATCTTCTATAAGTTTAGAGCTGAGCTAGATGCTTTGAAGCAGGTGTTTGCTGACAACTTATGCACAGATCTTGACACATTCAATAGTACAGATAAGCACATTGCTCTACAGATTGTGAGTGGCAGAGAGGGTATAAGTTTAAGGAATGCTGACGCTCTTGTGTATTACAACATAGACTTCTCTGCAACATCTTATTGGCAGAGCCGAGATCGTATGACTACAAAGGATAGACTTAAGAATGATATCTATTGGGTGTTTGCTGAGAAAGGTATTGAGAGTCAGATATATAAGATGGTTACAAAGAAGAAGGATTACACCCTTTACCATTTCAAAAAAGACTTTGTATTGTAATCGTTAACTTTGCATTATGACCGAGCAGCAAATACAATCCAAAAGAATTAAACAACTTGAGGCTGAAGGTTACTACGTGATCAAGCTAATCAAGACCAACAAGAACGGAATACCCGACATACTAGCTATACCAAAAGACGCTGATGTTTTGTTCTCAGAAGTTAAGAAACCAAGTGGAAAGGTTTCGGTGTTACAGAAATATAGATTAAAAGAATTACAAAGTTATGGATTTAGAACAGAGGTTTACAGAGGAGTTGACGTTTGAATTAGAAGAGACGTTCCTCGAAAAGATGAGAGCATGTGACACTAGGTTAGGCATGCGTATTGCTTCGGCTATAGACAAGTTAAATCGAACTGAGATTCCTATAGACAAGGATGAGTTTCAGATCTTCGGAGGAAGGGCTAGGTACAGGGGTGAAGATAACTTTTTTGCAGTAGAGATATGGAAGGATTCTCACTCAATTATAATTATCAACGATATATTCACAATATCTGCAGATAATTACTTAGATTTGTATAACGAAAACAAAATAATAAATCAAAAATGAAATCAAATATAGACGCATTGCTGGATCTAACTAAAGAATATTGTAAAGCAGATCCTATGGAGAACTCTAGGAAAAGAGAAGTTGTATACGCAAGAATGATTGTGTATAAAATACTGATAGACTTTCATAAGTTTACTTTGGCAAGAGCAGCCAGGATTTTTGGTAAGAATCACGCAACAGTTTTGCACGCCCAGAGAAGCTTCGATAGTTTGATGGAGCAGGATGAAGAATTCTCTGATGCATTCAGTTCTATTTTGAAAGAGTACTCTGATATAGTAAGTATAAGTGGACCTATAACAGACGTCTATGTTGAAAATAAAATATTAAAGTCTCGAGTAGAGGTGTTAACGAGACAACTAAAGACCACTAAAAGAGTTTATAAAATCATTGATGGTCTACCAGAGGATGCTATGGAGCAGATGCTTTTTAAATTAAAAATTATGGCTTCAGCAGCTAAGAAAAATATTAATCCGAGGGGCTATAATGGCGAGGTTTACCAAGCTAATATGGCTTCGTATTAAATATAGAGTTATGTACGGTTACGATGACATAGATAAAATAGTTGAATTCAAAACGTGGAAAAGACGCAAGAAGATTGACGAGCTTTTTAGAATCGACAGCTGGATGTATACGAACCTAGGTTCTGAATCCACTAAAGCTGAGAAAGCTGCGGTTAAAAGAAAGTCAAAAGCTATATACAAAGCTGTCAATAAAATCAATCCTTCTATTGGCAAGTCTTTAATTTTCCACATGGATGATTAAAAAAAATTAAATAAACGCTTGTTTATTTGAAATATTTATTCCTATCTTAGTGGGAAACAAATAAACCTGTGTTTGAAAACAAAGCAAATAATCATTCGATAGCGTTTGTAAACCTAGTTATGAACTCCATAAATGGGCTTACGGACAATATATATGAGGCCCTTATGGACAGGGAAACTGATGATGTTAACTCTAATATTGACGAACTCATAAATGTTTTGAAGGATCTACAGGTGTCATGTAAGGATGAGTTATAAGGATTTTAGACCAAGGTTGAGTGGTAATAAAAAGATTGCCTACGACAACCTAATGAGGAAAGAAAGAAGAGTACTTGTTGTTGGAGATATACATGCTCCATTTGAACTAGAAGGATATCTAGAGTTTTGTCAAGAAACTTATGCCAAGTACAATTGTAATCAAGTAGTTTTTATAGGGGATATAATTGACAATCACTATGCGTCATACCACGAAACAGATCCTAATGGAATGGGTGGTGGAGAAGAGTTGTCTTACGCAATAGATGATGTTAAGAGATGGGCAGATGCTTTTCCTGTAGCTGATGTGTGTATAGGAAACCACGACAGAATGATAATGAGAAAGGCGTTTACTTCAGCTATCCCAAAAGAATGGATCAAGGATTACAATGAAGTGCTAGGAACTAATTGGAAGTGGGCAGATAGATTTGTTTATGATGGCGTTCAGTACATACACGGAGAGGGTGGTACAGCCAGGACTAGAGCAAAGAATGATATGATGTCTACTGTTCAGGGACATATACACACACAATCATACACCGAATGGATGGTTGGTAGAAACTTCAGGGTGTTTGGAATGCAAGTGGGTTGTGGGATTGATGCTAACGCATACGCTGCAGCTTACGCTAAGCACTTTAAGAAACAAGCTATTGGCTGCGGAGTAGTTCTTGGTGGGCATACAGCTATAAACTGTTTAATGGAATTATGAGTTGGATAACTGACACTACAATAGGAGATATAGATGTTATCTATACCATTGTTACACCTAACGATATGGACGATAAGAAGAAAGAGATTGTCGAGGCTATCAACAGAGAGAAGATGTCTGAGAAGCCTAACTTCGACACAATTAGAATGTTACAACAACAGCTTGATAACCTGGAGGTTAATGAAGAATGAAGATACAGCACCCTGGATTATAGCTATATTTGTTAGCGCATGCTTTTGGTACTCTATTCTAAGGCATTTCCTGTAGCTCAACATCTTGTATTTCGCTGTACTTTTTAAATAGCTTTAGGTAAGTCTTATTGAATTGATCAAACAGTCTATCTTCTGCAGTCTCTATCTTTTTTAGAATCCTTTTCTTTTTAGATTCATCTTTTATTTTTTCGGCATTAACCCTTGTTTCTCTCAGGCCTTTCAGGCTTTTATCTATGTTCTTGTACACTTTTTCTAATGCCAAGGCGCTAGAGTAAACCTTGTTATCTAAAGATGGCCTTTGTCCTGATGCTATTGACTCTTTGTAATCTCTAACTAGAGTAGATATCTCATCTCTTCGTTTGTAGTATTGAGATTGATCTATATATCTACTGTTCTCACCAGCAAATCTTCTTGCGAAAGGAATCTTTCTAGTCTCTAAATCAAACTCTTCTCCTGCAGCTGCATCAACAAGACCTTCGGTTGTTGCCATTATATTCTTTACGAACTGACCTGTCCCTCCTATATACTGATCTACTATGTATTCAAAAATCTCTGGCTGAACATCTATTGATCCAGATCTAAACTCGCCTCCTCCACTAACTTCGTTGAGCCACTTTGATATGGCTTTATATGCTTCAGGAGTTGTTCTTCTTCCAAGCTGACTCTCTGGCTTTGGCGCACCAGCTGGAAAATTTTCCTCAAATATTTGAGTTCCAAAAAAGTTTTCATTCGCAAGAATATCACCAAGAGGTTTTACTACTGAAGGTGTAACTAACTTCCCTGCTTGAGTCAACTTGCTGTCGCTAGTTGGAACAGTAAGTGGAGAGAATGCTCCAGTGAAAGACCTAACTAAAAATTCAGATGTGTCTCCAGCATCTTTGTTTCCTGTAGATACGTCATGAAGGGCTTGCCCCATGTTATAGAATACATTATATCCGTAGGGCAGTGGTATTTTTATGTAATCTTTACCGTTAGGCTTCATGATTATAAGGTTTCTTTCTTTCTCATAATCAGGTATCTTACTAAAGAAAGACTCTCCATCATCATCAATATCAGACATCTCTTCATTCATTGCAGCTAGTAGAGCACTACCCCCTACTATTCCAAACGCAACTTTCTGAGCAGGGTTTAATTTTTTCTTAGTCTTACCTGTAACTGGGTCAATTGTTGTGGATAGGGTTGTCATTGCTTTACCAAATCTAGCAGTACCCTGTACTGAAGCGTTGAAGAATAAGAACAAGGAGTTAAACAATCCTCCTAATTCACCCTTTTGATTGAAGTTAACCGTCAAATCTTTAGCTATTGACGCAGCCTTTTGTCTGTCTACACCAGATTTTCTAGCCTCCATGTATGCAGCTAAACGTGTGGAGTTCTCAGCAGCTGAGTTCAAAGCGTCCACAAGCTTGCTTGTCTTTTTGAAAAACTCTTTTGTACTCCCAGGTTTTTGAACTGAACTAGCAAACCCATCCAATTGTTTTTTTATATCTTCATTGCTTTTGGTATAGAAGTAACCTGTCTTAGCTCCGTCTTCCACAAAGTCATTATAATATTTAACAAGCTCCGGATCTAAACCTTTAGCTATAAGCTCTTGATCACCAAGCAACCTTCCCTCTGCATCTTTTGTTTTACCTCTTTCAACTGCAGCAATAGTCTTAAGTGACTTGCGTGAATTATTTGCTATAGATAAAGCTAATTGCGTTGGGTTCTGCATGGGTATACCACTATCAGCTAAAGCGTTTAGGATTCCTGTTTGAATATCTCTGACGTAGTTTACGGCAATAAACTCTGGGTTGGCAGTTGTAAATACTTTTCTTAAATAATTATTGATCAAAGCCAATCCTCTTATTCCATTTTGCAGAACACCTACACCTCCTATACTCGCATCGTTTAGAGATTTGGTTATTGATTCGTCTTTAAATTTTATGAAATAATCTTTACCATCCTTCACGACTCTAACATAATCTTCTTTGTTTGCAGACATTTCTCTTGGGGTCAACGGAGACATAACTCTTTGCCCTCCTTCTAATTTAGGGGCCATGTCTGGTGATTCTGCAGTATAAACAGTATATGCTTCGCTTGGGTTTTCTTGGACCAAGTTTAATAAGTTTTGCATAACAGCGTTCTTCTCAGCTCTCATTATGGCTGTGGTTCTAGCTTGTATTATATTAGAAAGAACATCTCCCGCCTTACTTCTTCTACCAAGCGCAGCCCTTGTTTCCCCACCCCTTAACGGAAGAACGCTTGATGACTCTCCAACTATGTCTGTTATTCTATCAACTCCAGATTTCTCGTCAAATCCTTTTAAAGGAACGTAGTTTTGGTATTGATTTTGTTTTAGATTCTGATACTCCTGTTCTGTTATTAAGCCACGGTCTCTAAGTATTTGAAGTGTCTGATCTGTGATTCCTAAAAACTTATCTGCAGCTTTATCTAACGCAGCCTTTTGTTTAGGGGTAAAGCTATCTATAATTTTTTGAGCCTCTTGATCTGTCATACCAGATCCTGCTTCATTGTCCGGGTCTCTTGTTTCTTTAATGAACTTGTTTCTTTCTGGCGCATGCAAAGCGTACAGGTAATCAGATATTTGGTCAGGAGTTACTCCTGATTTAGCCGCTTCCTTTACGGAGGCCTCGACTTCAGCTTCAAATTTATCTAGTTGATTTCTGGTTTTACCATACAATAATTTCTCTGCTGTATCAAAATCTCTGTCTCTCTGTGTCTTTTTTCCGGCTGCCTTTTCTACTCCTCGCTGCAGCTTTCTAACTCCATATAGCCTATCGACAAAAGCCTTGGTCGCTCGGTCTATTAGACTTCCAATACGTGTAGACTTACCAGCTATCTCTTCTTCTGTTAAAATCTTTTGAGGCTCATCATCTACCGCAACCTCTGTTTCCGTCTCTGATTCAACTTGGTCTTGGGTTTCAATCGTTTCGGTAGTTGGTTGTACTTCACCGGGTACTCCTTCAGCCACTTCTTCAGTAACTGCGGATTCTCCGACGCTAGCTTCCTCCATTGTGCTTGGCTTCTTACTGGCATATTTTTCGTATATTAAATCTAACTCATTATTGATATCCTTTTTTCTTTCAGCTGCAGTTCTTGAGCTATCTCCCTCTAATTGTTTTAGTTCCATCTCCAACACGATGATAGCATCTCTATCGTCTCTGTCGGTGATTCGATCAGGTATCAGCGCATCCATCTTGCTATTGAATATTGCGTCTTGTTTTTTGAGCGCAAACTTATTCTTAAGATCAGGATCGTTTTTTATTTCAACAGTAACTCCTGCAACGTCCTCTGGTTTACCTTTCTCTAAAATATCTACCACCTCATCCCTACTTCTTCTCTCTCCATTTATCTTGTAAGACGGAGTTTTATATAATGCAAGACCTACAGATATAGGAGCTGTGGTAGTTCCTGTAACTGTTTCAAACCCAATCTCCGCTACATCCATTTCTTGTCCAGCAACCTTTCTAGCTACAGTCTCCCCTGTGCCTCCACCTACCGCTTCAATACCTATACCTGTTGTTGCGCCTTTCAGTTTAGGAGCTTTTTTAGCAGCAGATGCTACGGCTTTTGTGGCTTTACCTGCAATGCCTGCTGTTATACCTTCTATTAGCCCTATAGCTATGCCTCTTCCAGCTGCACGTCTTCGTATTCTACCCATTTTATCTGGGTCAGATATTACTTCTCTTACATTCTCTAATGTAAATTCTTTTCCTTCTAACTCCTCTATAAGAAACTCATTTAACGACATAGCTGTTTCTAAAGATCCGGAAGCTCCCATTATGAATCCCCCTATAGCCCCTGGCACAGCTCCAATACCTGAAGCTGAAGCGCCTACTAATGCTCCTGCTCCCGATAATGCTGCACCGTAAGCTAAAGCATCTGCATCTAACATGCCTCGTACTGATGAAGTAAATAGCTGTGGAATTACCGTTGGGTTTTTGTATATGCCTTTTAAGAACCCCCATACACCTTCACCCTCTTCTTGATATACTTTTTGAAAGTTATTCATTTCATCTGAAGGTCCGAAGGACTCCATGTTTTTTACTGCAGCTATATACTCTTGTAATTCATCATCTGAAATTTCAGAACCTTGACCAAACAAACGCATGGCATCATCAATAGTGTCACCCTGTGCAGCGCCTTGTTGCCAAGATCTATATATGTCTCCAAAAAAATCTGTGAACTCGTTCTTACCGAACTGTCTTTCTATTGCTGTTAGCTTTTCTGTAGACCCCAATCCAGATGGACTGACTTCTTCCGATGTAATAGATTCCATAACGCCCCCTTGAGAAGAAGAAAGAGAGTCGTCTTTTTTTTTTAAACCTGTGTTGTCAGCCCAATCATTAAAAGAACTGTCTGTAAGTTTTTTATCAACCAAATAAGTATAAATAGTTTGCTGAACAGACGGATCATTAGATACGTTTACAACCCACTCCTCAAAAGAACTCGTGGTTTTACCGTCCCTTGTTAGTTGATCCCAAATATTTTTTAACAACTGCTCGTTCATTATCCGAATGGTTTTGGCTCTGATGTTTGTGGTGGCACTGATTTTTTAAGTTGGCTGGCAACCTCCTCAACTCTTCTTATAAGAGCACTTGGGGTTAAGTCAAATAAGTTTTCGTCAATAGTTTGTGTTTTACCACCCACCTCAATGGTTATTTGAGCAATAGGTTTTTCTGACTTTCTATCTCCTTTACCCTTACCTCTCTTCGGGTCTACGTCTACGCCATAATAATCTGATAGGTTTGTAACAATCACCGATCCATTCACGTTTTGCAAAGCTTGATTTAAAGCTACTTCGTATTGATCTAAAATGTAAGCGTCTTTTTCTTCATGTTCATAAAGAGGTATGTCTGATGAAGGAGACTGTATCATGCCAGCGGTATAAGAAGGTATACCTGCAATCCTCGACTGAAGAGGAATATCTTTTCGTGTGTCAGGATCATACACTTCTACGTCACTCAAGCTTACGGGAGGAGTAAATGTTTCTGAAACAAACCCTGACTCCTCTACAGTAGACACGGGCTTCAGAGTTCCCCCATAGTCTCTTAATGTGTTAGCGAATGAAGATCCTGACAATGGAGTAATAAGCTCTGCTATCCTCTGATAGTTTGCTTCTAAAGAAGCGTTTGGATCTGTAGATATTTCTTCACCACTAAACCTAACTAGCGTAATTGTACCCGAATCCGGATCTCTTCTGAACGTCTTGAACTTTTGATCTGGATCAGCTATACTTGCGTTTGCTTGCTCTAATCTAGATTTTAATGTTTGGTTTGCAGTAGCGGTGTCTCCGCTAAATATAGTAACAACCTCTTGCAAGTAACCTAGATTTTCTTCCTTGTCTTTATTTAATCTTTGTTGCTCTAAACCTAATCTTTGTCGCTGAATATCTTTTGTTTCTAACGTTTGTATTTTATCTAACTTGCTTCTTAGATTTTTTTGAACCACATCAAATGCAGCTTTGACTCTTGGGTCGTTAGGATCGTTGACATTGATCACAGGTACAAGCCTGTTGGCACTGTCTGTTTTTACTAGAATTTGATTGACATCACTTGGATCGTAATCATTTTCATTGAACACTAATTCGTAATCCTCTGTAGCCCAATCGGTTAATATACTAGCAACAGCGCTTGGGTTTTTAAGCATTGAGTTTATGGCATTGCTTTCAGCGCTAGCAAACTCTGGGTTTTCAGTGACGTCTTCTATCGTCATATCAGGAAACGCTTCTACGTATCGGCCTAGGTTCTCTGCAATAGCATTTGTCTGGGTGTCCATCTGGAATTTTTTATCCAAGTTTTTACCCCTGTTCATCATGTTGTTTACCGAAAGCATTTTGGTTGGATCAGTCTGTATAACACCATCCTCCACTGTAGCTATAAAGACTCTTCCGTCTTCAGGATTCACATAGATCTGTTTGTTTTGAAAGTCTGCAAACCCAGCATAGTTTTCAAAAGTTTTTATTCCAAGCTCAGACAACTCTCCAGATTCAAGTTGAGCTAGTGCAGTGGCGTAATCCTGATTATATGTTTTGAACGCTGTGTTTAGTTGAGTCCAATCATCTTTCAAAGTCTGTCGGTATCTGGCATAATCCGATTGGTTTATCTGTCCGTTCTTAAATAATCTATTCAGCTCCAACAATCCCTGAGACGACTGTGCTGCCCCATCTAAAATAAATTGATTCGCAGTTTTATCTTGACCCAACTCAAGCTCATTCATTCCTCTTACAAGATCTTGAGTTTCAGTTTCAATTTTTTCTCTTTCCGTATCTCTCTTTTCTTTACGGGTATTGATGGTTGTTATTAAATCTTTTGCAATAGTTCCCCAGTCGACAAAAGAATCTTCTGATCGGGCCACATATCCTAAAGAAGAAGGTACGTTAACTTTAGCCATTATGAAGTTTGATTAGGTGTTCCGAAAATACTTCTAAAAAAATTGCCAAGACCTGTGCCAGTTTGATCTTGATTTAAACTATAGTCAGTATTCATAAAAATACTATAATCTAATGGTGATTGTTGTGTGGTTAATGCAGGGGATATGGGTTGAAAATAAGTTGAGGGTTGTTGAGACGGAACAACTTGAGACCCGCCCAAGCTAGACACAGCTTCGCTGATACCCATAGCATCTACCATTGTGTCTGTTCCTTGCGCCTGTGTTGCAGCTGTTTGAAAAAACTGTTGAAATCCTGGTGCGTTTTGATTCATGCTTCGTCCGTATAACGGAGACTCAAGACCTTCTATTCCAGCGCCTAACGCAGCAAATCCACTGCTCAAAGATTGCGCTTGCCTCCGTGCAGCATCAGCTGCTCTTTGCGCTTCTCCTGCGCTTTCGGCTAATTTTATCTGAGCAATAGAAGCGTCATCAGTCATCTTCTCTTGAACAATAGCTTCTTCTCTACCCATGGTTCTTTCTCCTATTAGGTCTGCAATATCTTGAGCTTGAGATGTTTGAATCGCCCCCTCCTTACCTATACCAGCTGCTAATAATCTTGGATCAGCTTCTTGTAAAGCCTGTAGTCTTTGCTTAGATGCTTGCGCTTGTAGCCTCTTTAACTCTTCAAATTGCTCTAGCCCTAAGCCCAACTCTTCTGTTCTTACAGTAGATACCTGTTGAAGTGCATTTTGTATCGCCTGTTTAGTTTTGGCTTCAGCTTCTCTTCGCTCTTTTTGAGCAGCAGCTGACTGTATAAAACTGCCTGCTAAACCTAAACCCGCTATTATCGCTTGTACTGCCATAGATATAGTATTCTTATGTTATGCAAATATACAAAAAACTATGGGTAGCTTTTTAATATATCTGATGTTATAGCAAATAACTCAACAGGTGTAGTATCATTGTTTGTCAAGGTAAAGTCACAAAAATAACCCCTCATTCCCATTGATTCAGCTACGCTGTCTTTCAAAGAAAGGATAAAAGCACTTGCTGGAGGGGGTGTTCCTGCGCTACAGTCCACCGTTATTTGTTTATTAGCTCTATCAATTGCTGTTACAACTCCAGCCTTTGTGGGAGTTGATCCAAAAAATATAGAATCACCAACACTCAGCATAGATCCTACTTCCACTTGAAACGATATTACTGTCGCATTAGCTGGGCCGGTAACTGTAGTAGATGTTCCTATTCCATTTGCTGATCTCATGTTAAAGTTTTCTGTGCCAGACTCTGCTCTTATAAAGCTAAAATATGCGCCTTCTTTCTTTTCAAAGTAAGAGCTTTCTATAGATCCTGTCTGAAGATCTGTAACTCCATCAAACTTCCATGGTGCATCAGACTCTAATTCTATAGTTTTAAATAATTTAACTGTGAGCGGATCTATGTTAAATACAGATGTTATTTTAGATGCATTCGCTGGATCAGAACCAGGGGTGTCGTAGTATGAGTTTCTTTCTTCGTTGGTGTTGTGTCTGTATACGTTTCCATTCTTGAATGTGTACAAGTAGTTGTTCATACCCTTTATAAACTCAGGATAATAACTATAAAACGAAGGCCATCCTTTTACGTCTGGACTATATGTTACTGTGAATGTTGTTGACATATCTTTTTATTTTAAGTACATGCTATGTTAGCTATAACTATACCGTTTTCAACTTGAATCGCTCTATGAGGCGCTGGACCTATTCCACTAGCATACCACCCATCATCCATTGGGGTTACACCATTAGGATCTTTAAATACAGCTCTGTAGCCATGTCGGCCAGATGCGTTGTTATTTGGCGTGTCATAAAATAGAGGGAAGGAAGGTAGGTCTGGGCCATAACTAGGTCCTCCACTGCCTATTTCATCCACAAAACCGTTTACACCACTAAATTTTGGTAAAGGCGTAAAGTAATATGTTTCTGTTGCTAAAGCACAAACAGACGATGTTTGCTTTACACTTGCCTGGAAAGAAGGAAGAGCTGCTGGACAGAAAGCTGCTGCCTTCCAAACAGTTGAATCACATGGGCCTAAAACCTCTAATTGAATATTTTGTATAAAAGAACTTGTCTTTGGAATAACTAGGGTGTTAAAAATCTGTTGCCCAAACTGAAAAAGCCTACCTCCTGGAGTAAAGAAAGTTGTTCCAGGGCCAGGAGCGTTAGATACATTGTAGGTGTACGACTTAGAAGTGCCGGTGTTGTTCCATGAGCTTCCAGTATATCCATCGAAATATCTATATGGTACTGTGTCTTGGTTTAGGCAGTAGCTTCTAACAGTACTTGAGCAGCTATTATTTGCTATTGAGCTTCCTGCCAGAACAAATCCTCCGCTAGGATCCGACCAAACACCTCCATTAACTGTGTATTGCTGCCTATTGTAAGTGATAGTTCTAGGGCCCCTTGTGTCTACTAGCGTATTGTACGTTTGCCCATTGTATATAGCTCTAACTCCATCTATATACCCTCGAGGGTCAAAATGTATTATAACAGCCCCAGTGTCACTACCCACGTTTAAATTTACATTATAATACCCTTCGCCTCCACTAGGTATATTTAAGTCGTCACCGCTACAAGCTTGAGACGGCGGGCATGTTGGGCACGAAGTTAAAGCTCCTAGCACACCTTGAGCATCTAGCTCTCTATACTGTCCATTCACTCCTTTATACAAACCTGGTGCAGCAAGTGTTTGCGATGCGTCAGAATAAAGAGTGTTAGAAAGTGGAGTAGTATCAAAGTTAGTCCCTAGTGGTAAGTAATATGTGTCTGAGGACGGCGACCCGCAGCACAATACATATTCATCTGATGCATCAAAAGCTAACTCAACAGAATTAACACAGACAGGGCATGTTGTAACAACTCCGAGTGTTGAAGATGATTGCTCTCTATATGTTCCTGAAGTAGGTACTTGATAGAATCCATCAGCTGCCGGAGTTAGGTTGGTGTCTGAATACAAGTTAGTTGTAGCGTCAAAAGATGATCCATCAATATAGTAAGTTGCCGTAGGTTTTGTGTTACAACATAAGTCTGTGGCATCTACACTACTGTATTCTAAAGTAATCGCAGTAACACACGAAGGACACGCAATTGCTGACTGAAGCACCCCTCCAGAAGTTTGTTCTCTGTAAGTTGTTTGTAGGTTTTCTTTATAAAATCCAGCTGCAGCTTTTGTTGTAAGTGTGTCGTCCGTGTATATGTTAGTTGCATCAGCAAATGTAGTTCCATCTACTCTAGCCATAAACACATTGGAGGTCTGCTGAGGATCGCAACAAACTTCTTGTGCGCTTACAGAACTGTAATCTAAATTAAGAGATACAGCGCAGGTTAAACATGTAGCTGCTGTTTGAAGTGCAGATGAAGATTGCTCTCTATATTGGATTTGTCCAACAGGCAAATAGAATCCGTCAGCAGAAGGCGTTGTTAAACTTGTGTTGTCATATAGAACTGTAGCAGAATAAAACCCTCCTTCAAGTGCGCTTACATATTTAGTATTTGGTGTGAGTGATAAGCAACAAACGTCTACCGAAGAGTCAGAATCATACACTACAGACACCCCTATATAACAATTAGGAAGTGATTGCTGTGATCCTAAAACTCCTGATGATTGTTCTCTATAGAAAGTTCCCGCAGCCTCTTTATAGAATGCATCAGGCGCTGGGTTAGTTGCCCCTATGTCTGTAAATAATGCTGGAGCATTTGCGAATGTAGTTCCATTGGCAATGTAGAATGTTCCTGACTGTGGAGTTCCACAAGTTAAATCAATAGCCGTACTATCAAACTCTAATGTAATTGCATAATGGGTAGGCGGCGTTATACATGGACTAGTTACCGATTGAACGATACCATCTATAACTTGTATGTATGAATCTGGATTAGTTCCACCCGCGCTATCAATGGTGTAATATCCGTCAGGTAAAAGGTTTTCTCCGTTTTCATCAGTGAACACCCAGTTGGATTGTTCAGGCACAGTGTTGGTTCTAACCGATATTTGTCCAGTTCCAGGTTGGTCTGCGTTTCTAGCAAAGTAAAAAGTTTCTGTCAAAGGATTGCAGCTTCCGTCAGACTGAACTGGAGTTGAACTAAAACTTGGTAAAGCCACAGGACAAAACGTTGCTATATCAAATACAGTTCCTGTGCTTATACCTATTGACTCTACTAGCACTGTAGAAGGGAATTGATTTGGTTTTGGCACAACTATAGTCCCCCATTCAAAATTAGTGTTTGCTGTTCTGGCGTCATCTCCTGCAGATAAGGTTGCTGTTTTAGTTGATCCTGATGGAATCCAAGCTTGTGTGCTTGGGTCATAGGAATAAAATGGCAGCTCAAAACTCGTGGTAGGTCCATTAGGGAATGGTGGGTTTGGCAAAGAATCTGTTGGATCTCCAACGATTGTGAATGAACTATCTGTAGATCCTTGCGCTGGGACGAGGTCACCTATAAATGCCATTTTATTATAATACGCCCCATCATACAAAACCCTAACACCATCAGGTATTCCTCTTGGATTAAAGTAAACAATCATAGCGCCTGTATCACCAGGGTTGCTGCCGCCTTCAAAATTCATTTCAGAATAACTTTCTCCTTGTATACTTGATGTAGGAGCTGGCGTGCTTGAACATGGTACAGTCGGCAAGAAACAATCTCCAACTTCTATGACAATTCCTCGTTTTACTTTTATGTAAGTAGTGTCTGATAATATGTAAAACTGCGCAGTTAGCGTGTCGTTTAATTTTGTTGTAGCTACAAAGTCTTCAAACACATAGTTACCTACAATTGGCTTATTATTAGTGTCCTCTACAAATGAACTCCCGTTCCACGTTGCATTTCTAGCAAAGAAGAATGTATTTTCGTTTGTGTCTGGAGTACAGTTGTTGTTTAATTGAGGAGCTGAACAATTAAAAGATGGTAGTGGTGCTGGGCAGTTCACTATCCAGTTAAACTCTCCTTCATCCACACCAAAACAATCTACCGACACATTGTATGATCCTGTCCAAGGTAAAACCATCGTATATATCGTTGGGTCTCCACCTTTAAGATCTATGTTTGTTGGATCAACAGTAACTGTTGATAATGGAAACCCTGGATTTATATAGTTCCCTGCAGAATTTAACTTAAACGTAGGAAGGTTTGAGGTGGTTTCAGGTGTTATAAAAGGTGTTCCTATATATGTCGGCTCCCCTGAATTGCTATTGATGCCTACAGGGTCTCCAGAATTGTTATTATATGTAAATTGATTTTGCAGTGTTGTATTTGAGAATCCAGCTCGAACTCCAAGAGGAGTGTTTGCAGGTCTAAAATAAATCACAACAGGCTGTTTTAAAGTAGTTAGTGAAATATCTCCAATATAAGTTCCGCCCACCTGGGTTGCTGATGCTAAAGTCCCGCAGTCAACAACGCAAGTTATGCATGGCTCTTCGTCTTGTAAAATCCCATTAGATTGATATCTAGATATTGTTCCGTCAGAATAAAATTGATCAGGAGCAAGTTGAGTTAAAGATGGATTAGTGTAAACACTAGATGCTTGAGATAAAAATGGCGCATCTATATAAAATGTTGCTTTTGAAGTACACTCGCAGCAGACGTCATTTGCGCTAACTGTAGAAGTACATAACTCTATCGCATTAACATTTCTGTAATCCCAAACTAAATATAGATACGCATGATCAGATGGATTGTTGTATGTAAACGAAGCCTGATACTTACCTGTAGATGGGTTTGATGTTGGAGTAGCCACAGTTAAGTTTGGATCTACCAATAGAGATGTTATATCTGCAGATGTGTTTTGATATAGCGTGTTTGAAACTAAATATCTAAAGTTGTGATAGTTTTCGTCAAAAACAAAATCATCGTTAGATAATTTATTTGATATGATCGTAATCGTAGCTCCGTCTGCAGGTATAAGTCCAACCGACTCTTTTCCTGTTCCGCTCTGATATTGTGAGACTACAGGCACTGGTAGCCCACCGAACTCAATTTGTGTGCTGGATAAGGGACTCGCAGGATTAGGCGCTAACTCCCATTGATATTGATTGTGTATGTATTTATCTTCATCTTCCGGAGAAGTTATTGCCACTTGAATAACTGTTAATTCAGCTGCATCAACGCAGTTAGGCGTTATAGTGTAGTCTCCTCTTTGAGAAGGAGTGACTCTAAATTCAGCGGTAGTGGGATAAGCAAAATCTTTACTAAAAATTACAGACGATGTTCCGGCGGGTAAACTATATGTTGTGGTACTGCCATTGTAAATAATATCTAAAGATAAATTTACTGTAGATGTATAATCTATTGTAGCGTCCCCAATTACTTCACCAAAATTTACTATAAATGAATATGGCCTTATGTCAGAGTCTTTTATAATTATAGGGGTCCCACAACCTGATTCTGGAATAGGTATAGGAATAGGTTGATCGTTAGACCCTAAAACATATTCATTCATGTATGGATCGTAACCACCTAGCTTTTGAGTTTCAAATCCCTGTTGGAATTTATCTCTAAAGTAAGATCTCATTCCAGCTTGAGAAATAACCTCCAGCTTTTCGTTTGAATAATCAGAACCTGTTAGTTTTATAACAGCGCCTCTACTTGTGTCGGTAAAATATTTATCATACCCAAACGAAGCAAAGCTTTCTGGGTTTTGACTAATACCATATTCTTCTAATCTAGCTATCTGAGTTCCTAAAACTTCAGGCACAGATGTGATAGCTCCGCCAGCTGCTGCATCAGACAATAAGTTTTTACCGGCCAAAACATAAGAAATTCTATCTTCCTGAAGAACAAGAAGGTCTGTTTCTCTAGGCGCTAGCTTCTGAATAGATCCGTAGTTTTTCTCTAAGTCTTTAAAGTTTGCAAGTCCTAAGTTGAATTCGTTTAATCTATTTACGTTTGTCTCGTTTCTAAATACACCACTGTATGTTATGCCCGCAAACCTGTGGGCTCTCTTGTAGTCTTGCTCTGATACAGAGGTAACTCTCTCTCCTAAATAAAACTTAGCTCCTGTTTGGTTATCCAAAGCTTTATAACTTTCAACGCCATTTCCAAAAGAAAAGCAGTCAAAAAAACTTAGAGTCATTATTGCTGGTTGAGTAGCGGTCTGATTTTGATCTCCGTCTTTATTTCCAGACATGTGGAATCCCCCTGATATGTCGTAGTTTTCAGAACCTTCATAATAAAGGTCCACATCAGCGTCCAATGGTTTTGTTTCAAAAACACACAAACTTTGAGCTAGAGTCACAATGATTTCTATCTTTATTTTTGATGACTCCTGATATGGGCAATGTTTTATGCCACACATTCCAACTAAATACATTCTCCCTGGAGTCATTGATGGAATAAAGCCTTGGGTTGTCGGTTGAACAAATTGAAGCTGATGATTCCTTCCTCTAGTTTTTGATTCTGATATTTCATATCCCCCTGCTGTAGTTAAATCGGTAGCTAGATTCGGGTAAAAAGTTATGCTTTGATTTTGAGGATCGTTATCATCATTGCCACCTTTTACTCCGTTTTCAAAATTTATGTTTTCACCTATAACAAATTGATAAAGACTATCATAGTCGGCATTTGCGGTAAATATTTTTGCGTCATCACCACCTAATCCGTAATCATAATAAACACTTCCACATCTTTTTTGAAATCCAGAGTCTCTGTAAAACTTAATCCTAAACTCTACTGTCGAACCAGCTGGTATAGCATATGCATTATAGTATGGATCAGCCGGCTGCAGATCTTGACTTTCATCAAAAACTGGTTGCCACGTAAGGGCATAATCTCCCTTGCTAAAAGAAGAGGGGTTTTTTATAACAACAACCTCATCTAGCGGTCTGCTTGCTATAAAATCATCTGGTCTAACTTCCATATATAAACCAGAGGGCTCAGGAACTTCGTCCCCTGCAGAGGTTTCATTGTTTAAAAAATCTTTAGATTTAGCCTCTAGCGACAAAACTTGTGTTTCAACAACTCTTGATATTGTCCCCGCCAAATCTCTCTTCACAATCAATTCATCTCCGCTTTTTACTTTTGTTTGGTTCTGACCTAGCAGCTGAAAGAAAACACTACTTGAGTTAGGATCTTTAAAAGATAAATTGCTATATATAGTCTCATAGTCTGACTGAACTCTTTTTACTACAAACTTATATTTAGTTGCCCAACTTGGAGGCAAAGAATTTAGAGTTACTTTTAATTTGTTTATTGCAGTTGAAGATGAGGGAGAAGTATAAACAGAGTTATTAGAAGAAACAAGAGCAGTTGAGCTTCTGTTGTATTCGTCCATATAAACTATTCCAACTTCATAATCTCTGTTACTGTGCAAACTTTTTTTAGATGCTGATGAAGAAAAAAATGGGCTTACTGTAAAAACAGAAAAATATTCAAACAAATTGTAAACAGTTCCTGGAGTTGTGGTATCGTCTTTAAATCTTATAGCCGGAAATTGTAAGCTAAAAATGTTTGATCCAGGATTTGCTGTTACCACAACACCTTCAAAAGCCTTATTAACGCCAAATTCATCTTTAACCCAAGTAAAAGTATTATCAACTCTAGGGCTATCAACCGCACACACAAATCTTTCCGTCAAACTAAACCCTTGGCTAGAAGTTCCGCACGAGGAAATTGGTTGGACGTTTGGACTCCCAAACCTTGTGGAAGCTCCTATCGCAGTTTGAAAAGCTGCAGATGAAACTAAATCAAATGCATTTGCATAATCTCTTTGTAAAGAAAATGAAAAGTTTTCATCTATAGGCGCTGTTACACTTGGACTTCCAGATGTTTCTCCTGCAAAAGTGTTGTGCTGAAACTCAAATCCTATTTGAAGTAAAGACCCCGCTTTTAAATCTAATCCGCTAAAGTCAAAGGTGACTTTACTTTGAGGTATTGATATATTGTTCTGTCCTGTTGTAAAGTTGTATACACTGCTAGAGGATGTTTCTTCTAAGTCAGAAGCTCCAGGGTTTGTTGTAATAATTTCTGTGTCAAAATCTATGTTTATGGGAGCTCCAGATTCATTAGATATATCATATCCTTCGACGTAATTACCAAACATTAGTCGGTTGCCCATCAAAACTAAAGATTTAGCTGTCAATGGAACATTGTCGTAAAGCCTTAATAACTCCGATTCTGTAAGCGTAGTATATATTTTTCCGTTATTAAAGGTAAGTGACTGTGTAGAGTTGCTTGGATATCCCAAACCTTCTTTATCTACCTTTTCAATAACGTTTATGACATTGGATTCAGGAATTTTAAAACACACATCTACACCAACAACATCTTGAGAACCTGTGTTAAAAGAAACGTTTACACTATTGTAGATGTTTTTCATTCCCTCATTGTTCATGTCTGAAAGATTGAACCTGAATTGTGAAGGCTCAAAGGCAACATCTGTAAATTGGGAAAGGGCAGAATATTCGCCGTCAACATATCTATATCTATAGGCAAAAGAAACGAACCTAGTCTCTAAATAATTTTCTTCACCCGGTGAATTTCTTAGTGATACAGAAGGCGCTTCTGATGGAGGCTTAACTATTAAGTTAATCTCTTCATCTGTAATCTTATCCACCCCATTCTCAGGAAAATCATAATCTCTAGATACATTTATTTTTCTTGGCGGATTTAAGTTGTCTGTAAAGTATAACAGATCTTCGATCTTATCTACGCCAGTGATTAAGTGTTTGTCACTAAAGTTTAATACAGTATAACTTTCTATATGTTTTGTTAGGTTATTATTTCTAACGTCGTATGATAATATTAAGTCGCCTATATCAGACGTTACAAACCAATATATTGTGTCGTTCTCAGAATCAGCATAAGCCCCGATACAGGTTGGGTTCTGTCCACTTAAGCTTTGGCCATCAAAGTTAATATCAGTAAGTCTGGTGTTACCTTTTGAGTTTTCTACAGCTCCAATCTCAGATCCCTCTGTAGATCCGAGCCTAACATTCATTGCGTCAATGTACTCTCCAGGACGAATCAATCGTTCATCCACAGACTTATTCATTACGCCTCTAACAAAATTCTGAGTTGTCTTCAATTTACTTTATTACTTTATCCTGACCACGCAAATTCATAAGCAATCGACCAGGGTGAATGTTACTGATTCTTATCTTAGCGTTTCTTAGTAAAGCCGACTTGTCTTTCTGGGCTCTTCTAACCACATACTCTTGTACCCCAAACCTGTTATTCAAGATAGCATATTTAATATAAGCATACACATATTCTTCAAACATCTTGTTAACACCTATCTTACTATCATCAACCAAAGGCTTATACGTGTTGTCGTCTTGCTCCACATATTGCAGCTCGTACATTCCATCAGAAACATACTCTAGAACAACTGATTTGCCCTGTAGTCCTGAACTAAAGTTTATTACCCCTCCCTTTTTGTCGATCTTAAATGTAGGGTTTGCATTGGCTGTCTCGGTGTTTAAACCAAACCTAGCTCCAACTGCATATTCAAAATACCAGTTACCATCATAACAATAACCCTCTTGTCCATCAAACGGACTATTATCGTTTAGGTATATGCTTGGGGTTTGGTTTGTTATCCTAGAAAGAGTAACCTCTCCAAACTCAGGTTTAAGCATATCACCCTTTTCGTCAAACAATATTCTGAATTTATTATCCTGAAGATAACCTTCACTGTAATTTACCTGAATATTTTCTGTAAGCGGATAAAGAACTCCATCTTGAAAGTAAGATATTCTAATCCAGTTCACGTAATCAGGCGGAAGAACAAATCTAAGTCCGTCAGAAACGTCAAGCTGTAATACCTTAACCTCCTTGAAGGCGTCGTAATTTAACTCCTGTATAGCTCTTTTGGCGTGGAATAAAACTTGGTATCTAGATATGTTGTTAACTAGCTCATGATCTCCTTGATACATAAGCATAAAGTTATTTACCACATCAGGTAAAGACACATACTGATATGACCCCCAGTTCTCATCTTCTGGAGCTGTAAAGTCAGGGTTTACTCCCTGGTTTTCATAATACTGCCATCCTGATAAATATGCCATATCTTATTATTTTTCTTCTAGTTCTTGCTGATTCTCTTCCGATTGAGCGTATGTAACTATATCTCCTTCTCGTATAGATATTCCAGCGTACTGTAATATTTTATAGACCAAGTTTATTGAGTCACTAGATGGGAGCTCAAAGTCTTGATAGTCTGATTGGCTTGGGTCAAACATAGGCTCTCCCCCAGCAAGAGACTGAAAAGTCCACTTTGGAACTTTAGGATATCTTATGTACTGTGCCTTGATAAGGTCCGCAGCATTAATTGTTTCTGGATAAATAGTTATCTTATCTCCTTGTAATGTGTATGCCGGGAACGTTAAGTTAGGCGCTGTTAAATTAGAGGAAGACAGATACAAAATCTTTGATTGAGAAACCCTCTCTACCTCTGTAGTCCCATATATAACTTTGTTTACTAAATAATAAGACCCCTTTGTTGAGTTAGGATCTGTGGGTAGAGTGTACTTGTTGGCTGTATCATGAGCTAAAGTTTCCAGCATAGAGAAAGAATCAATAACCTCCTCTAAACCTTTCTTGATATCAGCATAACCTGACCCAGATCGTCTAGCGTTTTCTGAGTTTATTTGGCTATTAAACTGATAGAAATAATCCTCAAATATATCTAACTGAGCTTGCTCCGCAAACAGATTAAAATCTGATGGAGTTATATACCCGTAATTATTTTTATTGATTACAGCGAGTACTGTGTTTCGTACCTCATTAATCATCTTCTAACTTTTGTACAAAGATAAGAAATAAAAAAAAGCACTCTAAAAATAGAGTGCCTCTTTGGTTGTCTCATTTTTGTTGTTAGTCTAAATTCTTTTCTAACAATTTATATGTCTCAATACCATCGTCACTAACAAGGTAAGATGATACAGTATACATCGGCTCTTCTCCGAATGGAACTGTAAGCATTTTGGTTTTGTTAGACTTTAGATTGAAGTACACATCACGACCCTTGTTTCTTAAAGAAATAATATTCTGATCAAAACATTTAGCCACCAAGCTGTGTGTTTTAATCATAGGATCATTTACTGCATCTAGAAAATCAGAAGGATATGTCTTTGCGTAAATAAGGATATCTCTTTTGAGTTCCGCAGAAGTCATATTGTTTACTTTTAAGCCAAGTAAAACACGACCTACGTTTTCCATAGAGCTAATGTCCATTTCTTTTGCAAGAATCAAAGCGTCTACCTCACTATTGATTTTCTCTAAATCATCTTGAGCATTCTTCTCGTGATCTACTTCTTTGTACACCATTCCGTTTCCAGGGTGTATTTCTAAAAATCTTTGAAGAACAGGATTGTCAGCACCCACAGTCAAGAATCCATCTTCAAATATGATGGGCTCTAAAACAGCATTGCCGTCTTGCTCGTCTCGGTAGGGACTCTTTTGATTTTTTGCGTACCTAAGAGGTCTGTTGGATTCGCCATCGAAATGTAGTAATGGTTGTCTGGCTGAATCTTTTGAAGGTAAAATATAGCTAAGTGGAGCAGCCTCCCTGTTTAGTCTATACACCTTTGTCTTTAAAACTTTATTTTTTTTCATTTGATTTAATATTAAAATTTATAAAAATATCTAGAGGGGTGGAGTCCACCCCCCTGATATTATTTAATTACTTCTTATTGTCCAAACAACACAAAGTTGTTAGCACCTAAAGTACAAAGCGAACGCTCAGACAGGAAGTGTACTTCCATTGCGTCTAAGCTTGAAGTTCGTGCTCCACCAGCTGAACCAGTGATCCAAGTTTTATATCTTCGATCTTCAGTTTCGCTAGCTCTATAACGAACGTGCAAGAATGGACGCTTAGCGTTTTTACCTAGGATTTGGTCATAAACAGTAGTTGATCCAGCAGGAACAAGAATACCATTTACTTCTCCACCTTGAATGTCTCCACGCATTGTTGGATCGTTCAAGTATTTCCAGTCAGTCTTGTAGAAGTCATATCCTCTACGGAAGCCTGTAAATCCAAGATTCAAAGCCATATCCACATCGTTGTCAAACAAACCGTAAGATGTACCATTTGTAGTAGACTGAGCAGCACCGTTAAGTTCTGCCAACATATCATCAATAGCAAAGCTCATAGTTCTGTTCAAGAAAATAACGTTTTCTTCAATAGATCCTTGCTTGTCTAATCGCTGGATGATGTCATCAAAATCTCCAAGAGTTGCCGGAATACCTCCGTATACATTACCACGTTGGTTAACAACATAGAAAAGACCTTCAGAACCAGCTCCTGTTTTAGCAGCATTTTGACCTAGAACTGCAGCAGCTCCAGAGTTTTGCTCAGCAGGAACAGCTTCGATCATAGCAGTCTCTAGATAATCTTCAAATCGAAGACGGGTGTCATGCTCTGATTTTAGATACCATAGATATCCAGTAGCTCCATCTTCAGATGTAATTTCTACCCATCCGATTTGAGCCATGTCAGAACCTGATACAGCGTACTTGTCTTTAATGATGATCGGCTTGTTCTCAAAGATGAAGTCATCAGACTCAATAGAGTTTTCCATGCCTTCTGTTCCTTTTTTGAACTCAGATCCATAAATAAATACTGAACATGCAGTTGCTTTTGAAGGAGCAGCGCTGTTAGCAGCAAAAGTTTGTCCTCCAGCTTCGTAATAAGCCACGTCAAAAGTTCCAGCTGCATAATCTACAGATGTAACTACAGCTTTGTTTGAAAGCGTAGAAGCAGCAGTGTTGTCTGAAATCATTACCGTTTGTCCTTTACGGATAGCGATACCACCTGTACCAGGATTTAGTGCATCATTAACTGTAAAAGTAGCAACGTCATCAGCAGCAGCCGCTGTAGTGGTTACAAATTCGTATTTAGTGTGTAGTCTTCCCTGCTCTGCCCACTTTAGCAAATCAGAGTTAGTTGGCATCTCTGCGCCAACAAGTCGTAAAAATGAAGCGATGCTTCGGTTTCCGTAACGCTCGAATTCCTTTTCGTAAGTATCAGGAAGATACTGGTTAAGGAAGTCGAAGTTAGTAATATAGTTCGATTCTAAAGCCACGCGCTCAGCACTTGGCTGCAGATCAAAACCAGGGGTTGCATTTAAAGCCATTTTGTTTTGTTTTTAGTTTTTAACTTCTTTTTATACTCTTGATACGCAATCCTCGCCCTGAATCTGGATTCATTGCAGTTACTTTTAATCCGCTCTTGGGAGCTGACTGTGGAGTTTGTCGCACATCCATATTAATGTTTTTGGATTTTTTAGCGACGTCTTCTACAGCATCAGCCTGACCCTGCTCATAAAAATAACGAGCAAACTTGTCTGGATTCATTGCTACAGATAGCGCTCTGTGATATCCTTTTGCGTCTGTCAACAAACCTTCTTCGCTCATGAACTTATTGATAAAAGTCATAATGTTAGATTGTTTGGACTTCAACTCATTCGCATCTCCAGGAGAAAAACTTAACAAGCGATCATTGATATTGAACTCAAAACCTTTGAACTCATCACTGAAAACCTCGCTGGTCTTTTGTAAAAACCACTCAGATTTCTTCTGGGCTTCCGCCTGACTTGATTGCGCATCAGATACATATTTCTTGTAAGCCTCATAAGCTTCTTTATCAGCTTGAGAAACAGCCACTCCCCCTGACTCAAGAGGCGCTTTATAAGTTTCTTTTAACTCATTAAGATACTTACGAGCTTTAGCAAGCTCTCTCTTCTTTGCTCTCTGAATTTTTTTAACTTCTTTCTCATCATCAATTTCTTCGTCAAACGAAAACTTATCATTGATTAGATCTTGAATGTCACTCGAATCCAAACCTTCTTCAGTTTGTGAGTAGTATTCATGGAGCAAAGACGTGTCGTCCATAGATCCGTAATCCTTATTTAGTTTTACATAATCCTCTATGCCACGACCAGTTTCTTTTTTGTATCTAAAATATGCAGATACATCCTCTGGGAGTTCTTCATTTTCTTTTTGTTGAGAAAACAAATCATCTACAGATGTAAACTCCTTTTGGTATCGGTCTTTAATATATGAAAGAACGTCTTCTTCTTTTAAGCTAGGAGCATCTACCTGCTGAGGTTCTTCAACCACTGGGGTTTCAACTTCGGGCTGTTCTACTTTTACCTCTTCGGCAACCTCTTGTTGAGCTTCAGTAGATTCGTGCTTTTCTAGCAATTCTTTTTCAACTTCTTGTGTAGACTTAGACTGAACTTCGTCTAACGCTTTTACTTTGATTTCCATTTGATTTTATTTTTGCAAAGTTATTAAATTATATATTCTTAAAATTAAGCCTATCTCGGTTCAAACTCAGCCAAATCAAAACCATCCAATGTGTCTTCATTTGACTCAAAATTTATTGGAGGTAGATTGTTTTTTCGCTGAGTGATGAGCTGAGACTGCTCTGAATTTTGTTGGCTAATCCTTTCGGCTTTACCCTTTTCTCTATCTTGCTCTCTTTTGTTTATAGAAACCTCCTCCATACCACGCAACTGTACGTTGTACTGGAACTCCCTATCCATCAATTGAGATTTAAGAAGAGCCTCATTTTTCATCTTCTCTATTTCAAAAGCTACTTCGGCTTGCTTAGCCTGCATTTTCATTTGACCTTCGAGTTGAATCTTTTGTAGCGCAGCCTGATTAGCAGCCTGTTGAGTTTGCATGTTTGCTTGCGCTTGAGCTTGTTGCATTTGAAGTTTCATTTGCTGATCCTTCTCTTGCTTTTGAATTCTCTTGACTTTTAACAACTGGTTGGCCATCTTAATATTCTTGACCTCCCGTATATCAATAGCATCTTCAAGGTTTATGTCACCCTTAGATAGAGCCATCTGTATGTTTTGTTCCAGCACTGCCTTTTGCTCTTCATCAGGAGAAACTTCTATGAAAACTCCAAAGTCATACAAATAAAGATCTTTTATTTGTTCGAGCACAGAAACATTGTACTTACCTATTTGCATAGCAAACTCTTCCTTGAAGTCTGAATACTTTAGAATATCAGCCACACGACAAGACATAGCTTCAGCTAGAGTTCGAGTTATGAATAAGCTTCCGTCAAGCACGTGTCTTGTTGCTGTATTGGAGTTAAGTGCAGCTAACTTTTGTAAGCCGACTAAAGAATCTGGATCTGGCATAGTGCCGTCTCTAGCTTCATTAAGTCCTGTCACAGCTCTAAGCATACCTAAATAGTGATTATAGTTAGCTATAAGAGCAGACATCTTAGATTGACTGGTGTTTCCTGTGAGAGGCTGAATCGGAACTCTGGCGTTGTTAAACTCTCCGTCTTGAGTGTAGCTTCTACCTACAACACTACCCGTTTGGAAATAAAGCCTTAGGGCGTCTTCTGGATTGTAGGCTGCACCATTACCTAAGTCAACCTCGTTTAGTCCATCTGCGTCTATATAAACACCATCAGGGACCATCCTGTTTACTACTTGCTGAAGCTTTAAGTGAGTGATTTGAATAAGATCTGCAAATGGTATCATTCTTCTAACCAATGACTCTATTACTCCCTTATACATTCTAGGAGCTACTGCCACATAATTAGACATAGCGTGCTGAGAAGCTGACTGTGGACGAACCATGTTCTCGGCCATCTCCCACTTGAGCATGATGTTAGTACCCATAACCATAACGCCTTCGTACCAAACATCAATGGTCTTTTCTATTCTTTCAAACTTACCTTCATCCATCATCTCTTGTGGTGGATTGAACTGATCGTCTTTCTCAATTACACGAGATCCTCCTGAATCAAGAATCTTTTTCTTGTAAACAAACTTGTTGGTTGTCTTGTAATTAAAATAAAGAAGCGTAGCTGTATCTTTACTGAACATGCTGTTCTCATAAAACTGAGACGTGTTCCAGTAGTCATACCAAGATTGGCTGTACTGAGATATTTTTTCTAAGTCTGAGTTAGTTAAAGAGGGGTCTATCTTTAATAGTTCTGTAATTGGTACAGTTTTTATTTCGCCCCAGTAGAAGCAATCCTTAAAGTACGGATCTTCTGTATAGCTATAAACCACATTAGCTGGATCAACGTAACTTACTTTAACACCAGCTCCAGCCAAAAACTCATGCTTAGCTATACCAACACCTAAAACAGTTAAATCGTAATCAACTCTCTTTCTGATATCTTCATAGTGGTTCTCAGCAAATACAGTATTGATAGCCTCTTCTTCTGCAATCTCTATGCCTGGCTTATAGTTTAGCTGCATGTATAGGTTGAGTTCTTCGTCAGAAGAGGGAAGGTCTTCAGGATCTCCAGCAAAAGGATTTACTTGGAAGTCAGACTGAATCTGAGTGAACAAATCTTTTGACACCATTTGTGCCTCTATGTCCTCTTGGAATTTATTTCTTTTCTCAGCAGACAATGCGTCTTGAGCGTATGCCTTTACAGAAAATAATCTGTCAGACATTCCGTTGACAACTATGTCTACAAACTTAGGCATAATCGGAACTGGAGTCCAATCTAGATTTAGATAAGACAAGTCCCCGTCAACAGCTAATTCATTTTTGTATTTACCTATTGGTTGTTCACCCCTTGCGTAAAGTCTACGCTTCCAGAATTCAGAGTATTGGTCAAAGTATCTACAAGTAGAACCTTGTTTTCTAAACCATTCGTATTGAATAGCCTGACCTATCTGCAAACCATACTCACTTTTCTTTTTGTCTGAATCAGAGACAAATTGCGTAGGAAAGTAAACAGACGAAATATTGATTTTTACTTCTTCCATTAATTTAAAAGTTCACTCAAAGTTCCCTTGTTACTGTACTTTGCAAAGTTAATCTTTATTTTTGATTCTTTTTTTTGCGGTAAGTACACATGCTTCTGGTTTGCCATGATAGCTAATCCAGAACTTATTGTAGCATCAAACTTTGTTCGGTTATTAATATTGAATCTAGCCCAGTCGGCTAGTGTTTTGTTAAAGTACATAGATCCCATTGAATCTGACTCCCTGTATGTCCCCTCAAAATCCAGTCCAACATACTGCTCAATGTAACTTTCGATAGCTGTGGCGTGAGCTTGCTTGACCGCTTCACTGGTGTTGGGTATTCCTCCTAATTCTTTTTCTGCTGTAGATAACTTGTGTTTATGTTTATCTGGTCTATTCATAGAGAACATCCTATATCCCCTGTTCTTTAAATGGTAAAGAAGTCTAGGCTTGTTGTTTTCTGCAAGTACAGGCATTCCATAAAAGACCAAAGCCATTAATACATCTTCAAAGAATATCTCTGCTGTTTGTGGTCTTGCTATATATTCTAAGAAAAACTCGTTACTAGGAGCTCCGGTCATATTAAACTTTGTCAACCCGTGCAGAGCTCCGTTAGACCCTATCCCTCCTACAGTTCCGGATATATCATAAGAGTCACAACCAAAGCTGCCAACATGCTCATTTCCAGGTAGCTTCCTTCCGTTTTTATTCAGAACATTGTTTTGCATATGCTTGGGCGGCAACCAAGAAATCAGAAACCTTCCTCTTTCATCTGGAGTCCATACAACTTCTGAATCTTTTACCCCACCTCTCCAGTGAAAACTTCCTTTGGTTAGAAAGTGAGATTTAATAAGGGTGTCATTGTAGTCTATTTGTTGGTATATCTTTGTTAAGTTGAAAAGAGACTCTTTCGTTTCATCTCTAAACGCATGAGCTTCAGTCCTAGGAAACTGTCTATAAAATTCATTTAACGCATCTGGATCATTCTTCAAAGACTCAACCTCATTCTCCCAATAATCTACAGCCCCTTGGTGTATTGGATCTCCATAGGTATCTACTGTTGATGAGCTTGGTTTTGTAAGTACAGGCATTCCAAACTTATCTATGAACCCCTCCATGTTCCACTCCATTGGAATGAACAAACTATACATTCCGCTTTTTGTCTGGCCATTAGAGTTTCTTGTTGCGATATTCGAATCATAATATAGCTTCTTGAAGTTATCACCTCCCTTGTCCAATGCATTAGAGGTAGATCCCATCATACATTTTCCTATAATTTTACTACCGAGCCTAAGACACGTTTTTGTTACCCTCCAGTTGTTAAGTATGTTGTTGGGTCTTAGCCATTTACCACTCTCATCATGAACTAACAATAAAAGTTTTTCACCATCATAACTGTTGTCATCAGTATTCTTCCAGTCTATTGTGGTATCAAGTCCATCAAGATCAGTATCATCTTGAGTGTACATATTCTTTTTTGTGATCTTAGAAGCGGGAACTCTATATGCTAATTCAGTTTTAGGTTTGTCCATACCATCCTGTATGGGTTTAAAAAAGAATGGGTAGTTGCTTGATATGGGCACTACTTTATCTGTGAACATTTTCTTAGCATCAGCACCCGTTTTAGACAGTATACCTACCCTTGCGTCTTTGGCTAATGTAGCTGTACTCACACAAGAGCTAGACCCCATGTATGAAAACCCGGATCGTCTTATCTTTAAATATATAAGCCCGAAGCATCTTGAGTCTGCCTTACAGGCTTCCCAAAATATAAAGAACAATCTATTGGCTTCTCTAAACTCAGGATATCCTACATCTATTTTGCTCCATTGCAAATACATATAGTGATCTCCAGTTATGTATGTTGGCTCTCCATTGTTATAGAACCAATAACCAAACTCTCTTTTATCAAACTCAGATTCTATGTAGTCAACCCACTTTGATTTAAAGGCGGAGGGTGCTTGATTCCAGTGAAATATTGTTTGGATCCTGCTTAACTCTGTGGGGTATTCGTATCTTTCCCAATATTGATCTGATTTCTTTTTAGATCTTTTAAATCCTGTATCATCGTACTTGGGTAGAGCAATATTTAATCCAGACACGTGCAACACAGATCCAATCTGACCTGTCTTGGATATTACAACTATATCATACTTAGGATCATAACCATACTTCCAAGTTTTATTCTTATTCTTTTTAGAAAGAACAGACTTTGGTATCAGGTCAAATACTTCGTGGGCTATACTATTTTGATCTTCTTTCTGCAAAACCTCGGGTTGTGTTTAAACTTGTGTCTGTTTCTCCCATGCTGTCTTTCTCTCCCTCGATTCTAGATAGTATTTCAAATGCATCTAATATAGCAAGCTTCTTTGTTGCTGCGGCATTCTTGAGCCTATCTGCAGCTAACTCATCCTCTGGATCTGGTTTGATAACTTCTTCCTTGGCTATCTTAATTAGTTGTCTTACCGCTATATATCCAGCTGATATTATATCTTCTCTTATTTTTTTAGACTTATCTTCCATTACAATATAGCACAAATATTTTTTGTTTTCATTCTATACATCTTTTCACCATCTACAATAAATTCATATTCTGAGTCTGGTGTGAACATAACCTCGTCTCCTTCCTTTACTCCAAGTGTGGATAAATTTTTATTTGAATGAACCACAGTTCCAACAAGATCCTCGTTCTTTTGTGTCTTGTGGTATATAGACTTTTTACTTCTAGATGGTGACACAAAGCAATAGTCATCATGGGTGTACCATTTAACCATTTTTTTGTACATATAAAACTGATCGTTATCTATAAAGAAAAGATTGTCTTTAAAAAAACTTCTTCCGCTTCTTTCTCTACCCTTCATATCATAGTAATACTTGAACACATTATGATGAACCAAAAGAATATCGCCAGCTTCTATAGGGCCTCTGTAGTTTAGCGGAGTTGATATTACAGAAGCAAATCTATTAGACACAGTGTGGTCTTCTTTAGATGTGCTTATGATCAGTTCTTTGTCGTCATAGTTTTTTACAGCATCATATCTAACATCTCCACACGGGGAAACTATAAAATAAAAAGGAGATCTCATTAGAAGTTAATATTATATTCTAGAGATACCGGTATATTTTTATTAAACTCCTTCCAAAGTAGTATTTCTTTTTTATCAGATTCTATCCAAACCTTTATAGACTCTCTTTCTTTGTCGTGTTGTATTAGGTGGATTTTATGACTAGAGTTTAAGACTTCTTGTCCTACGATGTAATGCATGGCACTAGACTTATAGTCTGGCCCTACAGATATTTTTCTTATATCCATTTTATTTAATTTTAAATATTACCAATAAGCTATTATGACGGCTCTTCTGTTGGCTCCGGGTATTGTGTGGATTCTTCTAAAGACTTCAAATAAGCAGCATAATCAGAAATTAAAGCTTCTGTCCATACACCGCTTGCATAAGGCTGTAGTTCTGCAGGCAATTCATCTCCGGGATAATAGCAGTCCCTACTAAAGCTTTCCGAAATAATATTGCCATTTTCTTTTACTACAGTTTTGTTTCTTGATTGCAGCGCCTTCCATTCGCCCACAAACTCTACTTTGTCTATTAAGTTTTCTTTTGTTAAACTCATTGTTTTAAATTTTAACTAGTTGTATAATATGTAAAAGCTCCTGTAAAATAATTATAACCACTTGGATTATTCCCTGGCCAGTCGCCCGCAAGCATACTAGATTCCCCGAAATAACTATAATAACCTGTAACATTATTTGGCCTATAAAAATAAGCAAAATTACTGTTATATCCTTGCCTAATATCCACATGCCCATAATCATCTGGGAATCTATATAAAGTTACAGAGCTTGGTGCTGGTACATCATTGTGCGCAATCCAACTGAACATACACCCGCCGGATAAAGTTCCTTGAAGAGGCGTAAAGGGCAGGTTGCTCATGTACAAAAGGCTGCTAGAATTATTCCACGCATACGGGTGGGCACTAAATTGGAATTTTATAAATATAGTAACTATCCTGCCAACTTTTACATATTTACATTGGTTGCTCAAACTAGACCCAAAATTAGTTGTTGTAGCCGTATAATTTGTTGACCCTACTGTAAAAGTAATATTATAAGTACCTTCTTCGTAGTCGTCTAGTTCGTTATTAGCGTTGTTTCCTCCTATTCTAAGCGGGACGCCAAAATTAGAATAATCCTTTGTGATTTCAAGGGGCATTATGTTTGACTCTCCAGCGTTTCCTCCTAAGTAAAACTGATATTTACCAAAGTTTCCTGTGCCTTCGCTTGACGTGTCTTCTATATAAATAAACTGAGCTTGTGTGTCAGTAATACCTATCTTCATAACCTGTGAAGCGACACTACCGGATCTGCTTATGCATACAGGCTCAGTGTTCGATGTTGTATCAAATACAGCAGTACCGTCAACATATAATGGGTGGGTCGCTGCTGATGTAATAGATTCCCCTTGCCCAACAGAAATTGAAGTAGCAACAGTTAATCTACCGTTTGTAGTTAATGACATTGCGCCTTGCGCCTGACTATGCCCATCATCTCCCCACCAAAACCCTCTGTCATTGTCGTTGTTAAACTGGAATGTCATACCCCAGTCATTTAAGTGGCCATAAGTAATTCCGCTTTGCATTCCTATTACATAGGGCGCTCCCGTATAAACACTTATTTTATCTCTTGTGGTTAAGTTGTTTGTGTTTAAACCGCCAGTAAAATTTGAACGCACAGTTGTGCTAGCGCCTCTGCTAGTGACGCTTTGCAGCGTGTCTGTTTCAGTGTAGCTAGTTAGATATCTGCCATCGAGATCTACAGTTACAGCGCTAAGGCCGCTTCTGTTTAGTGTCAGAACTCCATTGCCTGTATTGAAAGAGGCGGACGTAACATAGTTATTTGTGTTGGTGTCAGTTGGAGTTGCCCAGCTAAACGTTCCATCTCCGTCTGATCTTAAAAATTGAGATGTTGTACCATTCCCAGTTACCTTTAATTCACTAGCACCTATAACATCTGCCGAAACATTAGTTGCTATGCTTGTTGTTCCGCTACCTGTAACGTCCCCCGTAAGGGATATAGTTTGGTTTCCGGTTAGATACCTTCCGTCTAAGTCTACTGTAAGCGAGCTAAGGCCACTTCTGTTTAAAGTTAATACTCCGTTTGAGGTATTGAAACTAATAGAACTAACGTAATTATTCGTGTTGGTGTCAGTGGCATTTATCGTAATAGAATCATTAGTAGCGTTGGTTGTAAGAGAAACATTGCTACCTGCCACTAATGTTAAAGTATCATTATTGCTATCCGCAACAACAGTTGACTGTCCACTTACGGCAAAGTTTTTAAATATGTTTTGGCTTGAACCTCTATCGGTGTTTGTAAACGTAATCTCATAGTTGGAGTTAATGGACGTGTCCATTCCTGTTCCACCTACAAATGTTACCGTAGTTCCATTTTCAATGTCTTCAGATCCTGTGTCAGCATCCGCGAACCACGTTGGAGTGCTTAATCCTATTGTCTTTGTGTTTACCGCTGTTACATGCCCCGTGGAGTTTGTGGTTATTGAATCTATAGCAGTGAAGCTAGAGCCAAAGTTTGGGGTAATAGATGAAGTGGTATTGTTCCTAGCTGTAGTGTCGTGAGTTATTACTAAAGTAGGGCCAGATGTTGTGCTTGTTGTTATGTATGTGCTTCCTGCAAAATCTACAGTATTTCCACTATTTACAGTATAAGGCGTTCCTTGGTCTCCATCAACGCTCCAAGTATAAGTTCCCGGTATTGTGGAAATTTCAGCCCACTTATTTGTTTTGGTTAAATATCTTTCGTTTGCTCCAGACGTACCGTCCACCGCACTAAGATCGGCTGTAACTGTTACCGCACCATCGGTGGGAGAGTTTGGTGTAAGGTTTATATAAGTACCGTCTGTAGTTGTAACGGTCTCTACTACATTTGATGGTACTGCATCTGTTTCAATAATTTTACCCGAAGAAGTAATGCTTAAGTTTTTAAAAGCAGTTCCAGTAAAAGTTCCAGAACCATATTCGTCAAAGTACACGCTTCCATCTGCCCTCATTGTACTTAAAATAGTAGTTCCATCTAAACCTCCCCAAAACTGCAAAGCTCCCGTGGTGTCGCTACCATCTCTTCTTGCATATATCCTAGCAGCCGTGTTTGAAGCTGTTCCAGAGTCGGTTAATGAAAAAATTATCCCCCCACCAAATCCATTTTGTATAGTTCCACTTGAATTAGTTCTGAGATGAAATCCCGAAGCTATGCCATTTGTTGATGTCAAAGTTCCATTTCCTGTTATGCTTGTTTCTCTTTGCAGAAAGTAAACAGGGAATGATGAGCTAGTGCTTCTTATTTGACCATCCACATCTAGCTTATAGTCAGGTTGATTTGTTCCTACACCAACATTAGTTCCGTTATCAAATATTTGAGAATTACCAAGGGTACTGCCATCAGGAGTCCACTTAACTACATAGTTAGTTGTTCCAGAGCCTTCAATAAGACTCGTTTCTATTACATTACCAGAAGCGTCAACACCAAGATTATGTGTTGCTGTGCCACTAATAGACCCACTCCCATAGGATGTCAACTGTAAAGACCCCTCTAATAATCCGCTATTTAAAAACTTAATCGGCATTTACGTTAATTTACATTGTTTATTAAAACTCTTATTCCATTTAAAACCGGTGCGTTTGTGAACGATATCGTTACATTGCCACCAGATCCTCTAGTAACTAAAGGATAAACCGTATCTCCTGTACTCACCTCTACACACTGAACCATAAATCCATCAGAGCTAGTTCCTAGTCCGTGGTTTTTATTTGGGGTAGTAGCCCCAGTGTTTTGCAACACATAACTTGTTGTGCTACCATCCCCTATAACAACAGACGTGGACTTATTGTTTGCGTCTCTAATTATAGTAGCTAGATCAACGAGCTCAATCTTATTGTTTGTTCCAGCTCCGTTTTCAAATATAGCAATTGTACTGTCAGTATCTGCAGTTGTGATTTTAGGCAATGCATCTATATCTAAACCAATTGCTGCCGTTCCCGATGTATATGTAACATCAAGACCTCTTTTATCTGAAGCCGTATCTTTATTTACATTACCTATTCCTACCTGAGTAAGGGAGGCAAGGTCAATATTGTTTTGAACAGTAGTCCAATCTCCTAGTGCAGTTGGCGCATCCACCTCTGCAATCAAAACATCGCCAACTCGAACTTGCTCACCAAAGAAAGTTCCATCAGTCGTCACTGTATATGTCCACCCTTTTTGTATAATGTTTGGGTTTGGAGGGGTTTGCAGTCCGTAATTACCTGGAGACGTTAAGTCTGTAACTGGATTATATCCTCCTTGATAAACTAAAGCCCCAGACACAGAGTTGTCTATGTATGTTTTAACTAATGTTAGGGCATCAACAGGAATAGTTCCAAGAGTCGTTTTCTTTACAGTCGAATCAGTAGTGTCAGAGAAATTAATTATGTCTGTGTCGTCTGCTACTGCAGTTCCAGGGACTAATATATAGTTGTTTGATCCAGCGTAGTCGATGTTCACAGTTGGATTAACTGTAGGCACTCCTGTTATTGTTATTCCGTCTCCACCGCTTACGCTAGTTACCGTACCTACAAACTGATCTGTAGAGTTCACTGTAAGCTGATTAGTTCCAGCGTCGTATGAAGTCGTTACGTTTGTTCCTCCAACCCAAGTAATAGTTTCTCCAGAAGCTACTGTTTCACTGCCTGAATCTGCAGCTACAGTCCAACTATAGTTTTCAGCAGAAGGCATTGTAACCGTCTTGGTGTTTATGCCTGTGACGTGTCCCGTGCTATTAATCGTTAAAGAATCTATAGCTGTAAACGTTCCGCCATATCCAGGGGAATCTGTAGATGTTGTTGGTGTTGTTGTTGTTAAATCGTGGTTTAGAGTAACATCAGTAGCAGTTCCACTATTGTTTAAATAAAGTCCAGGGGTTACAGTTTCAACAGCAGTGTCTGTTTCGATTATATTACCGTTTGAATCAACAGATAAATTTTTAGTTGGAGTTCCTGTAAACGCACCAGATCCATACTCTTCAAATTGAATGTCCCCATCAGCTTTAAATCTAGCTGGAAATTTGCCCGTGCCATTACTATCTCTAGTTGATATAACTACTTGCCCTCCATTCGTTTGGTTTGATAATACTAAACTATTGGCTCCAGCTGCGTTAAGGCTGTTTGGGCCATGAAATAAAATATCACCTCTGTTTGAAGTGTTAGTGCTTGTTTCTGCGGTGCGAAGCGTGAGAACTGCAGCCTGAAAATTACCACCTGTGGACTGATAACTCTCTACAGTTGCCACTGGATTGCCATCACTTCTTACGTGAAGCTCAGAATAAGGTGCATTAACTCCGATACCAACATTTCCATCAATAAAAAGATCAGAAGCTGAAACGTCTTGAGAAACAATTGAATCTCCAAGAACTCCATTAGGGCCATCTGTCCATAGTGGTAAAGTGTTTGTTGTTCCTGTTCCTGTAGAAGCTAAAGCTGTTTCTATAACAATTCCTCCTGAATCAACAGATAAGTTTTTCACAGGAGTTCCTGTATGTGCGGATGGGTTCTGACCATACTCAACAAATCTTATTGACTTTCCTATCGCTGTCTGATTTATAGATGTAGTGGTTGCGCTTGTGCCTATAGCAACAGAGCTATTGTGTGAAGACACAGCTGATTGTCCTATTGCAAAAGAACCTTGAGCGCTCGCCTGTGTTAAATCTCCTATAGCAAAAGCAAAGTCTGCGCTAGCTTCAGAGTTAGTACCTATAGCAAATGAACCTCTACCTTGAGCATCAGCCGTCTCTCCTAAAGCAACAGAATAAAGTCCTGATGCAGAAGAAGCCGCTCCTAGCGCAACAGACCCTGTGTTGCTAGCCGTTGAGCTACCACTAGCAAAAGAATAGTTTCCTGTAGCAGCAGCAGATGAGTTTCCAAAGCTAGCTGACTTCAATAAATCATTTACAGTTGCCGTAGTAGACTGAGCGGTGTTTGTGGAAGTTCCTACAAAAATTTTGTGTTGATCTAAATTAGGAACGTCGTTTGTTCTAAGTATAGAGGACACCACAAAGTTTCCATCGTTAGAAGTGCTAACCCTACCTACCTTACCCATGTTTTGAATAAGGTGTGGTGTGATTGGTTTAGTTGTGGTTAAAGCCGATCCAGAAGAGCCAGATGGTTTTACATATATGACATCATTTTCAGATGGTGTAAGCCCATCTATAGGTGAAGTAACTAGGTTTCTTAGCTTACCGGTAATTACTGCTTTACCCTCTTCATTGTTTGCAAGATCTTGTTTTAACAATCCTAATGCAGGCATCTTGTTTGGGTCTGACGCATCAGCTAATTGTACTTCTAACTTTCCAGATGCGCCAACAGAACCGGATATATAAACAGGATCTCCTTTAACAAGAGGGCCTCCAGATACGTTTTTAACGTTTGCCTCAACTACCTCAGCACCACCAACAGATATATCCGCTAAGTTCACATAAGATAATTGGCTTTGAGAATTTGAAACTAAGATGTCGTCTTCAACACCTAGAGTAGCGGTATTGTCTTTTACCTTCCCTTGAAGCACCAGTGTTGCATCCATCTCAACTTCATGTTGATCTCCAAGACCTATCGTCAAGGTGCTGTTAACAGGATCCTGAACCATGGTTACTGGAGCTGCATCACCAAGAGTTTTGGCAGATGTCCACATGGCAATATTATTCTGCGTACCAGCCCCATCTACAGATGAGTTGTCTATCTTGTCCCAAAATACATTACCAGCGTCATCTTCAGATATAAGAGCCCAATCTCCGGGTTGCCAATCAGTAATTGTGCCCCCTCCTGATGTAGTAAGAGGCGTGCTACCAGCAACAGATACAACCCAATACTTGCCTGTGTTCCCTGGTATTAGTGGATAATTTTGCAGATCAGGACTGTTTGTGTCAGCGTTCCATGCCGATTGAAACTCAAGTCCAGATCCTTGAAAGTTTTGCCACGTTACATTACCTAGGCCATCTGAAACTAAGACTTGTTCGTTGTTACCTAGATCATCGTTGGCGTCATATATAGGCCCTAACAAGTGTAGCTCGGATGTTGCAGCTAAAGTTGTTATCGCATTAAATATAGCGTCACCATTAAAAGTAGATAAACCTTCAACAGTGAGTGTATCAGCAACAGTTAAGTCATCGCCGACAGCCACATCCTGAGCCACAACTAAATTACCTATACCATTGCCATCATCTATAGTGATAGTAGTCCCTTGTAACACATCTCCTGAGAGCTGCGCTACATCTTGAGATATTATAGAGCTAACTAATTTTTTTGACTTTACCCCAGCTATAGACGCTGTAAACACTGGAAGTCTGAATGATACCCCATCAAAAGCTTGATCAATAACAAAATTAGCAATGCCAGACATTAGGAATGTCTTTGTTTGTTTCTCTATGGGGTTAGAGTTGGCTGCTGTCCCTATCAAATAATCAGCCCCCTCGATTGGGGACTGATTAGGATAGGCTTGTTTGTTACTTATCTTAGACATCTATTTAATCTTCTTTTTCTTTTTCTGAAGATTCTTCTGCTTTCTTTTCAGTAATCTCTCCTGTTTCTAGATTAATAACAGAATTTTCTCCATATTTCTTAATCAACTTTTCCTCTTCTTCAGCAAACTTTTGCTTTAGAATACCGATGTTTGAGATTATAATAGATTTCTGTAGTTCCAAATCTCCTAGGTTAACCTTTCCTTTGTTAAATTCAGAGATTAATGATTGAAGAGTTTCCATCTCTTCGTTAGTAATTTTAGACATTGTAAATTGATTTTAATTAGTGATACAAAGATAAGAATAAATTTATCTTCTTTTCTTTCCTTGACCTCTTCTAGGTTTCTTATATCCGTTCTGAGATTTAGATGAGTTTTTTGAGTGTACGCCCTTTCTTCGAGTCTTTGGTTTTTCTATATATGATTTAATTATCAGTCGAGCCATTCTTTTTGTTTTTCTCCCATGTACGGCCCACGAAGTATGCACCATACACAGTTATTAATAATGATTGAAATATTGGTATGTAATCTTTTTGAACCTTAAATCCACCAACGTTTCCATCGGTAAAAGCTAGTAGCGTAAACATAGCTGTAAGAAACACCATTACAAGCGGGCGTATATTCTTGGACAAAAAACTGTCGCTCTGCATATCATACTTCCACCTTTCTGTAACCTGAGACTGAGCATCGTTATCAGCTTTTTCTAGCAATTGCTGTATCTTATGCTTTGCCTCAAGACGCTCCTCTTCAGTTGTGGTTACACTGTCGATCACACCTCCAATATCTTTTATCAGCCCTCCTGTTATAAGTTGTATTAATTTTTTCATTTGTATTTTTTAAACATTAATTTATACAAAAGGCTATTCCAAGTTGACTGTAATTTATCTATAAACTTTTTCATATAACTCTGTATTGTGTTTTGCCATCAATCCTTTCAGCTCTCAAACACCTTCCTCTATTCCTGTCTGGAGAAACATAAGATACATGCACCCAGTCAGGGTTATTGTCATCGCCAAACTCCCATATCATTTGATCAAAGTCTAAGTGTTTTTTTATGTACTGAAACATCTCAGCATTGGTCTTGTGTCCATAGCTATCGTCAATATCAATAGCTCTACCCTGACAATGTTGACTGGATTCACTTCCACCAATAGCTTTGTTTAGGTCTGGAACTCTCAGAAAAGAATTTATTTTTATAGGCCCTCTAACCCATTTTCTAAGCGGCTCAAAGATATTCTCCGCTATCACTTGCATGTTTGTAAATTGATATTGATCTGGAGTATTGTCAATACCCAATCTAAGGGCAGTTACAGAACGAGTGCCCTCCTTGTAGCTAATGTGTTCGCTTATTCTCTCCATTTAGCAGCATCCGCAAAAATTACAAAAATCACACATAACTATAATTTATCTATTACTTGTTGTATTTCGTTAAGATCAACATCTAGTTTAAAACTAAGATCTGCTGACCATTGACGAACAGGTTTATTTTTGTGGTAAACAACAACAAGGGGTACTGTTTGTACTTGCCTTCTGAAGTTGTCGTTTTGATCTTCAAGCCAAGCGAATTGAACTTCACAACCTATCAATCCATTAAGATCTATATTGTGCTGCTTGTTCCATTGAGCATTCACTTGCAGAACTGTAATATCACTTTTGATTACCTCACCCAGAGAGGATGGTGTAAATAACAAAAACAATAAAACAATTAAAAGTCTCATCTCAATTCATATAATCTCTGCTCAATAATCTCTAGTTTCTCAAAGTTTTTCTCTATCAATTCTCTGTTGTTCATGATCTCACTACGAATAGCTTGATCCTTTATGTCATACTCTTGTCTAGAGATAACAGGTTCTGGCTTTTCCATAGCTTCTTTTATCTGCGCTTTTAAACTAAAGTAAAACGCTGTTGCTGTACTGATAGCTACGGCAAGAGACACAATAGTCTCTATACTCATACTAAACTTGGTCTCTTTAGATATTTCAGACATACTACCAAAGGGCTACGATGTTATCTGCTGTTGTAGCAGTTTGCTTTACTTTTAAAACTTGCACCGGTATAAACGATCCGGTTGGTACGTTTTTAAAGGAAACATCATTACCGCTGGTAGTGACAACCTGAAGATCCCCAGTATCACCAACATATAAAACACATCCAGTGTTTATTCCTGCCGGTGGAGAGTAGAGTCTATATGTAGCTCCAGTTGCTCCTTGAAACGCATCAGAACTTAAGTCTAGTTCAGTTTCACTTACCACATTGATAACACTTGCTGAAGTATTATCTCTTGTGTTGTAAACTAAATCTCCAACTTTTATTTTGTCTGTTTGAAATGTTGCAGCGCTATCAATAAGCTTGCTAGCTGTTACCGTCGTGCTTGTTCCAGAAAACTCACTACCCCCTGGTACTGGTATTTCTAGATCATCACTTGGTGTCACCTCAAGAGCAGCTCCTACTTGTAGTTTTTGGTATGCCATTATTCATTGTTTTGATAAGGAAAAACTCTATTGAGAGTGTCTCTTCTCTGACCACAACCACATGGTTTTCCTGTAGCCTCAGACACTTTATCTACAACAGCTTTTATTCCAGTTGCTTTAGTAAACTTTTCTATACTATCTCCTAGCCCTCTTGATTTCATTTTGATGAGTGATATTTATTTAGGAATGAATTTTTAAAAGACATTTTCTCGTAACTCATAGAGTGATCTCCTCCATACGAATGTCCATAATATTTTTTAGACATTGCTTTAGATTCGTCCCTACGATCTTTCATTGATTGAGAGTGACTGCCTTTATGTTTGTTTCCGAGTGACTCGTCTAAGCGAGCGTTATAACCTTGTCCCATTTGTTTTATTTTTTACAAAGATAGTTATTTTAATATTTTCCTTTTTTTGATTTTGGCGAACTCGCTTTACTTCCGCCCGGACCTGCCCACAAATGCTTACAAGCCCAATACCTTGCTGTCATTTTATCTTTAGCAGTAGAACATTTATGTCTTGCTTTAAAAGATTTTCTTGCAGCGCTAGAGTAGTTATGACCATATCCGCTAGCTCCGAAATGAATCAGCTTTTCTCTTCCATTAGAGCAAGCCTTTACCATTTTTTTCTTACCAGCTCTGTCGCTTTTAACAACGACATTACATTTCATTTTAGCTTTATTTGCCATATTAACTTAGATCTATTACACTATACCAGAAGTATAGATTCATTGTTGTGTCTCCTTGTGTTATTGTTCCCCCAGTAGCTTGATCTTCCCATCTTAATGTTAGAGCTTCGTTCACCCCTAACGTAGCTAATGGTGTTGTTGGAAACGAAACATCTGTAAAAATATCAGAGGTTGTGTTAAGGTCTGCGCTACTTAGAACAGGACCAGGGCTAGCAGATCCGTCTGCAGCCAAAGTTAGGTTGGCAGAAAAATCAAACGCAACGCTAGAAAAGTCATAGTAAACCTGAGCTTTAACTATAGATATTAGCTTGTTTTCTCCGGGAGCTTCTATAAGTTCTATCGTTTTTGTTGGAACATTATTGAATGTGAAAAACTCAAGCGTTGTTATTTGAGATTTAGACGTAACAATAGATCCACCACTAAAAGCCTGAGATATTGTACAGGTTCTAGTTTTGTTTGAGTTACTGCCATCAGTATACACCATCAAATCAGATCCTGCTGGAGCTTGAGTTGGGTATGCTCTTACGTTACTTATTCTTGCCATTTTATTTTATCTTTTTGTAAATTTTTTAGTTACTCTTCCTGCGGGAGTGTTGGCAACAAACTGCCGGCTTCTCCCTTGTCTTTTCTTTTTCTTTGCAGTAGCAGCCCTTTCTGACTTGCTCATGCTTTGCGCCTTCTTCAAAGGAAGGCATCTGTCTGGATTCTTTTTGTCCTTGCTTGTTCCACAAGCGCCAAGGATCGAACCATCCGTACCAATACGCACCCATTTTTCGTTCACCCATTTTTTTAATTCGCCCATATTATGATGATAATTCAACTGTCCAATAAAATGGGAATGATCCCCCACTTTGATATAATCTTCCTGTAAAGTTTATAGCTCCCCAATAATCTCCAGCTGGCAATGGGTTGTTTGATAGTGGAACTACAAATTTAGAGTTACATGCATTTCTGATTCCAGATCCAGCTGGCTGGGTGTATGGTCCGTATTCTCTAGCCAATAAATTTCTAGATGAGTTGAACCAAAATCTAAGGTTTAAAGATGTATATTCTATATTGTTTGGTAAATTCACACAAACCTTCATTACAGGTTGAGCCGTGCCAGATGTAACTCTAATTGAAAAATCACTGTTAGATCTGCTTCCGGTTGAAAAATTACCCTCTTCCACCCAAGTAAATGTAGATTGAGGAGTTCCGGAATGAGTGTTGTTTGGGAAATACTGTAAGTTTGACGCAGGGGGTGGAGTTGACGAAGTAATAACTCCGTTATCAATTCTATTCCCAACCATTATGCCTAAAGCCATACTTATTTCTTTTTATAGTCAAAGTTCTCTCCAGAAACAGAAAGCTTATCAATCACTTCACTCTGCAAATCTCTAAGCAGCTTTTCTAGTTTATCTTTCTCAACAACCATCTGACCAACCTTATCTTCCAATGCATCGTTCTTTGCCCTCAAAGATTCAACTTCTTCAGGGTTCTTGCCAATGAAAGTATAGATCACAACTGACAAAGACCCAACGAGCATACCTACAATAACCTTGAAGATGTCGTTGTTAGTTTGTGGGATTTCAAAGAATGCTAAAAATAATAGCAAACCCATCACAAGCACGAACACTGTGGCAGCACCTACATAACCTCTAAGTTCTTTATCCTTTAAAATCATTTACCTACTATTTTTTTGATTGCTTTATTTTTGAATGGAGCTTTGGTGATGACACTGTCTTGAACTTTAGCGTTCTTTAGATCTTCAAGAAATGCAACATTGTAAGCATGACCTGTTGGACCTACTTTAATGGTATCTTTCTTTTTAGCTATTTTTTTAAGGTACTTTGGTGGTATCATTACTTTTTCTTTTTAGATGCTTTGGCTTTTGCTCGCAAAGCTGGAAAATCCGCAGCGTTTATAATATTATATGGGTATGCAGCTTTAGCAATTTTTTTCTGTCTGACGGTTAGTTTACTCATTTCTTTTTCTTTGTCATTGAGTTGATCATTCTTTCTATTTTTGCTGCCTGTTGAGCATGCATTCTAGATGCCCCCTTTAGTTGCTTAACAACATCCTTCATTTGCTTTATGTTCATTTCTTTTTTCTTTTAGACGATTTAGCGTAGTTAGGATCTTTACAGTATTTACTTGCAGCGAGATTAGCGTAGGCACTTGGATATCTATCAAAGGTTCTTTTGGCCCACGCAATCCCAGCTGGACAAATCTTGTTTCCTTTTTTCTTAGCCTTTCTTGCCATGACTAGTAATCTTTCTCCATGCCATATCCTGGATTATTTGTCTTTTTACCTCCGTGCATTTTTGCGTAGCAATCTGCCTGAGCTTTACCTGTTGCGGTGTACGGAAACTTTTTAGTTTTTCCCTTTACTTTTACTGTAGGCATAACTTATGGTTTTAAAATATTAATTTTGTACAAAGATAATAAATGTACTCGAATGAAATTTGACAAGAAGATACGCAAAAACTACGACAGAAAACCGCCTGGGTATGATTACATGAAGTATTACAGGGTGGTTAGGCACTGGGTAACGGCTAAGTATGGAGTTTCTACAGCTGATCTAGAGATGATGTTCTTTCTATATAGCGAACAAATATTCAGCAGAACTAAGTTCAACGAGTTTGAAGAGCTCATGTCTTGGGATGACAAAAGATTCAAAAGACTTGTAAGGGAAGGTTGGATTGGCATATGGAGGAAGAGGCAGGGATCTCAGAAGACATTGTACGAACTATCATACAAAGGGAAGCGATTGATCACTACGGTATACAAGAAACTGAACGGTGAGGAAATATCTGAGCAGAAGAACCCCATGTTTTTAAAAGGAGCCTCCTACTCAGATCGGGTTTACAGGAACATGATCGTTGAGATGAACAAAGCTATAAGACAACAACGACGTCTTTCTCGAGAATGACAGTGTATGGTTTGTCGTCTATAAGGACTGTATGTCCTGCGTGCTTGTCAAAATAAATATTATCGTTTTCTTTTATTGAGTCAACAAGAGTGCCTGGTTTAATAACGACGCCCTTTTGATATCTTATGGACTTCTCGTCCTCCGCAGACAGAAGGAGTCCAGACTCAGTCTTAAACTCCTCCTTTATCTTTTCAACTATAATATATTTATTAATTGGTTTCATATGTTCTGGCCATTGTTACAATTGCATTTGTAGAAAGAATAGTTGTAGCTACAGAGAGTGCGTTCTTCAGTGCGTTCTTAGTAACCTTTGCTGGATCTATGATTCCCATCTTATACAGATCACCAACTTCGCCCGTCTTCGCATTCAAACCTTGACTAAAGAACTCGGTTAACTGCCCGCTCACAGAGTCTGGATCTGTTCCGGCGTTGACAAGGATTTGTCTAAACGGCGCACGTAGTGCGTCACGCATAATTTTTTCAGCGTCACTTGCGCTATCATTGTCCCAATCAGAGGTCATCTTATATAGAACGCTACCTCCACCTGGTATGATTCCTTCTTCAAGTGCAGAGCGAACTGCACACACCGCGTCGTCAACGCGGTCAAATTTTTCTTTCTGCTCCACATCAGAGTTACCCCCAACATAAATCACGCCTACCGAACCGCTCAGTCCTGCGATACGCTCACTGATAAAATCACGATCACCCTTCTTAGTGGTATTCTGCAGTGCTTCACGCAGCTCAACGATACGCTGGTCTATCACAGCTTGGTTATCACCCTGCTCTTTGACAAGAACCGTTTGGTCTCTTCCCACCACAATACGATCCACATGCCCTAGATCAGACATACTAATCAACTCAAGGTTATCTCCTGTAGATTCTGAGAAGTACTTTGCTCCAACCGACACAGCGATATCCTGCATAAGCTCATGCTGACGATACCCGAAACTTGGCGGAGGAACGTTACATATCTTCAGATTGTTCTTCACGACATTAGCAGCAAGGGTGTTTATCACATTACCCGTACATGTACCTATGATCAGTAACTTCTTGTTGGCTTGAATGATCGGCTTGAGTATATTCTCAATCGCAAGTATGCTGTTTATTTCTTGGTCTGTAACCAGAACCAGAACGTCATCTAAGATACACTCGTCCTTTCTCTGGTTGTTTACAAAAAGATTCGATGAGTATCCTCTATCTATCTTCAAACCCTTTGTAACCTCAGCATACGTCTCCGTTGTTTGAGACTTCTCTACTGTCACCACACCGTTCTTCCCAACACTGTGATAAGCGTCCGATATGACTTTTCCCAGTTCTTTATCGTTATTAGCCGAGATTGTGGCTACATCGAGCATGGTCTTTTTAGTAAGCCGTTTCGCCTTAGAGTCTATACTTGATACCACTTGGTCTGTGATATTAGCCATTTCTCGTAGCGTCTCCGCCTTGTTGTTTTTAATGTACTTTGTGCCGGCCTTGACCATTGCTTCAGTGAGCACGATGGCAGTAGTAGTACCGTCCCCAGCTTGAGTGGCTGTCTTGTCTGCAGCCTCCTTCATCATCTTCACTGCTAAGTTCTCAACCGGATGAATAAGATCAATACTCTTGGCTACCGTCACCCCGTCCTTTGTAACCGTAATGCCGTGCGTGTGATTAGGTGACTCAATAATAACTGTGTTGCCTCGAGGACCGAGCGTGCTCTTTACAGCTGATGCTATTTTCTCTATACCATTAACAAGATTCTCCCTACCCTTGTCGTCGAAGAAAAGTTCCTTCGGACTATAACCTGATTCGTTCATAAATTAAATTTTATTTGAAACAAATATACTAAAATAATGCCATTACACAAGAATGACAGAATGACGTTTTTTTGGTTTCAAAACACACTAATATATTTTTCTCTCTACTACTAAAAATTTTTTTCTATAAATAGGGTTTATTTTCGTCATTTCGTCATTTTAGTATAATAGTAAATAGTTAAGTAGTTGATAATAAGAGAGTTAAGTAGTTAAAGTTAAAGTGATGATTCACATTTAAAATCGTCACTCCAGTGACGAAAATCGTCACAAAAAAGGGCTACACGTAGTAGCCCTAGGGTTGAGAGGAAAGGAAAGACTCTACTATGAGAGTAAATCGTTACGCATTTTAGAACGCATTTCTGCTAGTTCAATTCCGTCTGCAATATCTTTTACGGCTTTAGAAGCCTTCATCTGACGTCGATACATACTTGCCTCCTCGATGCCTGAGATTCCATCAGGTCTTAGGTTGATTAGTCTTCCGTTTTTTACAATTAGTCCGTCCATGTTTATTTATATAATAGGTTAATTTCTAGTAATCCTAAATGGATCGAGAACTCACTATAGTCGTACTTATCGTCCTTATGGTAGTATGACCATCCGATAGCAAAACCTGTGTGTATTCTGTTTCGGAGTTCAATGATCCAATCCATATACAAAGATAAGGTTTTTTCAGATACCCGTATTGATTGGGTAATATATATATTCTACGTTCGGTGTGTCAATTCGGAAATCGTTTTTTTTTCGTGGGGGGGTGTGTTTTTTCGTTTGGTTTGTTCTGATTTTTTGGCGTTTTTACGCGTGTGTGCGTGTGCGTATGCGTGTATGTGTGTGCGTGTGTGTACGAGCGTGCGTGTATGCGTGCGAAGTTTCAAACCCTTTTGCCCTTCCCTCGTTTACATCATCACCCCACCGAACGAAAAGAAAAGAAACAAAAAACCCCCTAATTTCCTTCGATAAACTAAAAAAAAGTGAAAAAAAATTTGCGTAGTATTTTTGCATTATGTACTTTTGGCGATATAAGTTCTTTTTTTTATGAATACAAAAGCGAAAAACAGCGCAGTTGTGAACAATAGTAGCAACGCGCCAAAATGGTTTGTTAATGCTCAAAACGTCATTCAAACACTAAACGCAAAAGATGAGCGTACAGCGTTCGATAGCGTTCGACTAGCAAATCAATTATTCAAAATTGAAAATCGTAGCTTAAGCAAAGTTTACAACGAACTTAAAAATTCGTCTGGGGATATTGCAAAAGCAGTTGCCGAAGTTTTAGGCAAATCAAGTTTCCCAACCTTTAAAGCGTTCAAAAACGAAGCGAAGCAAGGGCAACAATTTTTTTCAATTTACGCAGGGTTGATGATGTTAAAAAAATTCAACAAATCAGCCAAACAAGTGGCAAGGGCAAAGCGACAAAGCAAAGCCCAAGCCCAAAAAATAGCATAGTTTGCGAGGGTCAAAAATGACCCTTTGAGGGGTGCAAATCCCCTCTTATTTGCTAATCTTATCGAGTTTGACAAATGTAGGAATTTTCCTACATAGTCATAAGTAGTAGCATCAACGAGGCGCAACGCCATACAGACGCAAAGTCTATTCGTTGAAGTGAAGCCAAAATAAGAGGATATACTGATAACACAGAGGAACGACCTCTCGATGACCGACAAAGGTACATGGGAAAGGTGTATGCAGTGCCGTACAACGATACGCGCCGTAGAACTACGCTACGAACAAACACTTACACTATCCACATGCGACTGATGTTAGTGTGACTATCATGATGAAAGCGATTGACAAAAATACTCATGCATGGGGTTGCCTTGTAGTGACAGAACACAGGTATATCAAAGCCCAATATCGCTATGCATACCTACGAGATTTCGGTACTTCGGTACAAGCGTAGGGTTTACCCTTTCAGTATGGGGCTGTTTATATATTTTCAGCCAAAAAAATACCATACGACAAGCAAGTGCAGACACAGAGGGATAAACACGTACAGATATATTGCAGTAGAACGGAACAGAGAGAAATGCAATAGACAAATATATATATAAATCTATGGCTAAGGTTGAGCTGTCTGAGAATGATTGAAAGACAAAAACCTACACTACCAACGGGGCGAGGCTCGATACCTTTCCCCGTATCTAATTTTTAAGTTATGCAACAGAGAAAACGAGTTCGCACTAAAAGTGTGGGCATATTCATGCATAATCAATACACCAGCAGACGAAAGAAATTTGGTGAATTGGTTAAATTAAGACTGATCGAGAAAGGTCTTGACATTACGACTGCGACATTCAAAGCAGAATGCCAACTACTAAACAATGAGTTAAGGCAAAGCAGACTTGAACGACAACTATCAATGATATGAAAGTAGAGTTGAAATATAAGGACGGCAAAGCCATTGGTTGGTCAATGAACGCAGAAAACCATGAGGAAAGACTGATTGTGAATACGATTAGAGACATGGAATTTTGGGGTACAGACGACAGGTGTATAGTGTATGACGGCAGAGAAGGTGGATCAATGGACTATGCAGGTAAATTAAAATGGGTACAAAAACGATACCAAAGAAAAAACATGGGTAGAAATGACTTTTAAATACAAACGACTGGCAACTGGAGTTGTCATAGTCCACACTCCAACCCTATCGGGGAGTGAGAGAGTAGAGGTCTATACTAAAAATGATTTCATGTATAGGGCTCATAGTAGATTAGAGAAGCTATATAAACCATAAGTATATGAGCGAAGAAAAGCACGTAAGCGTACCACTGCAACTACTAAAAGACCTTAGAGTTCAGTTAAGGTCACATGGAGAATTGTTGAAATTATTTAAAGCATTAGATAACAATGACAACTATTTTCATGAATGTAATGTTTGGTCAGATTATCATGACAAATATATACATGAAGATGAAGCGTATTTTGATGAAGAATACGATGATTGGAAACTTATAGAATAAATAAATTATGACTAATTATGACAACTGGCTGGTTGAACAAGAACACAGCTATCGGGGCTGGAACAAGAAAGCCCCAAGAACATGCGATATCACAGGCGAAGGCATGTGGGAAGGATTTGTATTGCATGACACGAAGTACATTAAGTACGAACACGATCTATTGGAAGAACTACGGAAATTAGATTGGAGTGAAGAAGAACTCAAGTACGATATGAAAGTCAGTAGAATGACCGACCAAGAGATAGTCGAGATGTCGTATGAGGAGGGTGTCCACTATTGGACTGAATGGGAAATAGAAGATGAATTTCAAGATTAAATTATGGGATTAGATATGTATTTGACAAAGGAAACTTATGTCAAGCAATGGGAACATCAAACTGATGAGGAAAGACACGAAGTGAGTGTCAAAAAGGGTGGAGAAGTACACCCAACAATTCAAACCAACAGAATTTCTGGAGTGGTTGAAGAAATTATGTATTGGAGAAAGGCGAACGCCATTCATGGGTGGTTCGTGGATAATTGTCAAGACGGCATAGACCAGTGTCAAAGGGCTCATGTAAGTGTAGAGCAACTGAAAGAACTCAGGGATTTGTGTCAGAAAGTTGTACTTGAGAAGAAACCTGAGCTTTTGCCACCAAGAGAGGGGTTTTTCTTTGGGTCAAACACAGCAGATGACTGGTACTATTCTGATTTGGCAGAGACGGTGGCAGAACTTGACAAAGAACTCAAAGGTAAAACTGAAGAGGACTCTTGGTCAGTAGACTACTATTACAGATCATCATGGTAACGGAACTAACAGAACTACGAAAGTGGTTGAGAGTGTGGAAATATCCACCTAATGACGCAGCTTTTGACGAGGCTGAGCGACACCTAACAAAGGTGCACGACAAGTATGGGACAGTAGATCCCGTGATTATACAACAACTATTAAAATAAAAGTAATGAAATTTATAGACTTATTTTTTGACATCATAGCTTTATTCCTGATTGTAATGTGCATTCTTGGGATAGGAAAGCTAGCACACATGTTGGTAACAGAAGGAGTGGACAATGCTACCTTCGGGATATTTGAGGTGCTATGATAAGTAATTGCTGTGGTGCACCACCATCATACTTCAGTGATGAATTGTGTGGTGCATGTTTAGAATGGGCAGAATTTGAAAACGAGGACACATGAGAAAGTTTTTTATTGAAGGGCAAGACGTTATGGACTTGTTCTATAATCAAGAAGATGTTTGCCGAGTATCTGTTTGCGAACATGAGCCATACGCAACCGACAAAGAAAATCTGAAACACAGCGAGTGGTTTCGAGTTGTTGAGTTTGGATACACAGCGATTGCCGTACAAGACGGATGGGGTTATTCAGCAAAACCCATTAAATATGAAGATGTAACAATGGTAAAGGTCAATAGCAGTGAGGGTAAATACGTGCTTGTTAGAAATCGTGAGAACCCACCCTTTGTTTGGCTTCGTTTGTTAGAACACTACGCATGGTATGTAGATGAAGAAGAAAGTGCAGGAAACATACCACTTAAATATAGAGAGTGGTTAAACGAGTATGGGCAAATCATAATAGAAAAATACTTATGAGTAGATGTAGATGTGGAAACGAGATACCCCAAGGCAGAATAGCTTTGGGGTTTTTTAATTGTGTCAGTTGTTCATCAACTGAAATGTATAGCTATGTGCCGATTATATACCATAAGACAGGCAACACAATACAGATTGTAGACCAAGCTACAAGCAGAGCTGTACATAAATCTTGGAGGAGAAAGTGAAAATTAAAATAAACAAAAGTGACTAGAGATCAATTAATAGAGAAGGTGACAGACAAGTGGACAGATAATATATACAGCGATATCGTTGATGTATTGGAAGCATATACACTTGAATTCCAAATGGAAGATGAAGCAAAACTTGTTGATGAAGTGATTGCTAAAATGATTGAAATGTATAAATAATGTTTGATATAGTTTATAGATCCCAATGGGGGAATGAAGTAGTTGACACTGCCGACACTAGGCAGGAAGCTGAATACTTGCGTGGCGAGTACATGCTAGCATTCAATAGTAGTAATATAACAATTAGAAAAGGAAGGAAAGATGAATGAGGAATTAGTTGAGGACTTGGTCCAAGTGTACCCTGATGATGGGGAACACAATAAAGACGAGTGTGTGTATGCCGACTATGTAGATAGGTATATACTAAAGGAAGATGCATATCAGTGTGAGGAAACTGGAAGCTGGTATCATCAGCATAATGTCCATGATCACATGACATGGTGCGAATATGACGGCGTGTGGGTTGAGCATGAGTATGCTTGGAGATGTGAGGCAAATGATGAGTATTTTTATCACACCGACTACAAAGGAGAGTTGTATAACAATGAAGGGTATATTCATACTGAAAACCCTGATGAGTACGAATATGTGGAGCATGGTCGCGCCGAAGGGTATTGGCTGTATCGAGACGACACTGCATGGTGCTATGATATAGATGGGCCTGTTCATAGTGATGACGCATTTTATTGCGAGGACGATGGGGAGTACTACTATGATGAAGATGAGATGCCAAGTAGATCTAACGATGAAGATATATGTTCGTATCACGGCTCACCTCAGCCAGAGATGATTCTAAATGCAGATGATAGCTATATGAGAATCGGATTTGAGATAGAGAAGACGTACTTTAGAGGGTTCAATGGTTATGATGTAGATTCCGAGGGTGATCATGTAGGCTCTCACACTTTGTTCAAAGGCTACGAGAGTGACAGCTCATGTGGAGTTGAAGCTATCACAAACATACTACCACTAGATAGTCCAAGGAGTGAGGGTAGGAATGCAGTGTTTGAGTATTTTGACGAGGCAGAATGTATTATCAATTCGCCAGCGAGCAAAAGATGTGGTGGACATATATGTATATCTGTGATGGGTTGGAATCCATACGATATGCTTGACAGAATGCGTGGTAACATGGCAATACTGTACTCAATGTACAGATGGA